GGACTACGAGCTCTATGCGTAGCAGTGTCACACGCGTTAGGGCGCGTGCAACAACCTGCTTCTACTTCTTCTTCAGCCATAGTTGATAGTACTCTTCTAATACAGTTGTCTCCCCACACCCCATATCAAAGTTAACCCAATTCCCCCAATCATCCATGTATACCCAATCATGTTCACTTCTTCTTTGAAGTGCTCTTGTATTCTTAGGATTTACTCCATCATCGAAGTAATGCTCCATCTTATCGAAGTCGACTGTTTCCCACCCTGCATAGTCTAACTCTGGTAAGTCCTTGATTTCAAATAACTCAACCTTCATCAGCTCATCATCAAGCCAACAATCAGGATCACATCCTGGACAAGTAGAACTTCCAGCATGATTGGTTCTGCATCTATCTTTGTATTTAACAAACTTCTTCATACAGACCTCAAAAACTTATTTAATTGCTTAGTTGTTTTAGTATCTACGTAGTCATAATCATCATCACTTATCATTACTCGATACTTATGCTTCTGACCTGCTTTAGCATTCAACTTCTTTTCTTTGCTATTCTTATATAGAAGTTCATAAACTCTACCTTTATATAAGAAGCAATTCTTCACTAGACATAATTTAGCAAGTTGTTTAGTAATCATACATACCTCTTTGTTATGTATTAATATCGAGTCTGTTAGAGCTTACTCCTCTAATAACACTTCATCTGCTAATCTACTCTTAATTACATCCATTGCTCTAACTATATGCTTAACCATGTGCGACTCATTTGGTCGCATCTTAAAACTCATATTCTCACTTTCTTTATTAAACTTCACTACACCAATATGTACACTAATGTCCACATAGACATCCCAAACTCTTATCTTGTCGGTATATAGTCGCTCAATTACTTCCATAAACTCCTACTTCTTATCACACCAACTCATGTGAAACTCAGGATTGCTCGTATGCTTAGCTCCACAAGTACACTTATTAATCGCTTCCATTTCTAAGCCACTATTAACAACACTCTGACATCTTTGCTTGCTAGCTAAATGCCAGTCAATAATCTTATCGACTATCTTGCATGCCTTACTCAAGCTAAAGCCACTATCGTATTCAATGTCTATCAAGTCTTCCATATAACCATCAGCTCCATTACTAGCTGTATAGACTCCAACAGCGAACTCTCCGCCTTCATTTGGCATACTCATATCATCATCAACTACGATATCAAAGCCTCTATAGTTGTAAGCTCCAAGAGTCGCACAATTACTACCATAGAACCCCTTTTCTAGCTTAACCATAAAACCTCCACAATCACATTTCTTATAACTATCTATCGTGTCTGTTCCAACTCTCATAAGACAAACACTAATCATTCCTAAGCTAATACAGGACATTCTAGTAACACTTCTATAGCTTACCTAATAAACTCAACCACATCCCATATACATACCTAACACCTATCTAATACATCACTAAGCCTGTAACCCTCTGAATACCGGAGTTGAGCATTAGTTGAGGACGAAACTGTTCTTAAGTAGTTAATATTGTGAGCATAAAATGTGAGCGAGGCTGGGGCCTAGCCGTGAGCTCCAACGCTCACAAGCTTCGCTCACATCTGTTATGCCTGTTTCCACTGTCTAATCGGCTAGATCTGCTGCATATCAACAGCTTGGACCGACCTATTAACAGCTAGTTAGCAGACAATTTCCTCATTATGGGCTAGAGAACCAGAGTGTTTTCCTCATTAGGTCGAGTCTGTTAGCCGACCTGGGCTACTAGCTCCTGGCGTAGCAGTGTCACAACAGTACTAGCCTGCTGCGACAGTGATAACAGATGCGCATTTTAGGAGGATCGCCCACTCCGGATGTAATCATTCTTCTATATGCTTGGCTTACCCAACCCTGATCTACTCTAGATAAGACTAGCTGTTGCTATATTAGCGGTGCTAGTTTGTATTCACATCATTAAGATGATAGTTATATATCGGGTCTGTTAGAGCTCCGTGCGTAGCAGTGTCACAAGCCATATGGCCTGCGCACCGTATCTACTTAATAGCTAGACTTGCATTGGTATTTAAATACGATTGGATATTGGATTTCAATGTGCTAGATTGCTTGCTCACCACACCCAATATACATACATGACTAAGAACAACGATCCAGGTAATAGCTAGTAGTTTACTCATTGTTACTCTCCTTATATAGCTCATCCATATGCTTATCAAATGCTCTTCTCTTCTCATATCTGTTCAGATACCCTTTGAAACAGAACCCTAATGATATACCTATTAGGAAAGGGATAAGGAAAGTCGTTGTTAGTAACCACATATCTTACTCCAGTGTTGATACCATTTTAGCTAGTATTCTGTCATCATCATATTGTTCATCTTCGTCAAATATAAGTTTACGAATTCTATTTACATCTTCATTAGTTAGAGGTAATTCGTATCTGTCTCTTACTTCTAGCATTCTTATTAATAAAAGACTCATACTCACTCCTTTAAAAGAGCGGATCGTCCATGACCCGCTTGGTTTTATTACTTCACTAAGTGTCTAAGCGATTCTGGCAGTGCATCGATGTTTATAGTTACGCTTGGCTTCAATGCTTCTTGTCTGTCACTAATCGCTTGCTCAATTGCTTCTTTCGCTTCAGGATCTGTCGTGATCGCTAGTAGTCCTTTCATTGCCTTGATCTGTTCATCTTGTGACCCTTGACGACTTCCAGGGTTTTTAGCTTTGTAAGTCGTATCGCTGTTGAACTCAGGCGCCTTACGAATCCAGTTGTTCACTAATCCACTCACATACTCTTTCAGTGCCTTGTCATCATCAACCTTCGCTTGAAAGTCAGCTCTGTAATCAACCTTGCCAGCACGGAACAGAGTGAACATGATAGAACGGATCTTAGTCTTGTCATCAGCGTTCAGTGTTTCAGCCATAGAGATAGGACCATTCAGTTCATACTCAACACCACGGTCATTCAATACAGATAGGATAGTGTTGACAGTTGCTTGACGTTGATTCATGGTAACTCCTTTGTTTTTGTTAACAGTCATTCGTATCTGTTAACGTTTTGTTTAAGTCGTTGTTATCATGCAGTCTTATCGGGTCGGTTCGCTTTCGGTGTCGGTTTCTAGAGCAGGACCCGGTAACCACTTGATTTCATAGGGTCCCTTCGAGTCGGTTCGGTACAGGTACCCTGTGAACTCTGATTTCACAGTTTTCTATAAAAAGGGGCCCATGGCCTAAATCCCCTAATAGAGTTAACCACTTACACTTTCTATTTTTATATAATATTTTATTTCTTAAAACGAGCCATAAATTCCTCATGGCTTTCATTGACGGACTCTTCGTCCACACAGAACAATATATTCACATCGTACTTAATCATTACGACTCTCTTCACTATCCCAAATCTCTCTAATGTCTTAAACAACCCATGAACACTTCTTTCCTCATCGTTCAAACTCCAAACACGCGGTCCACCCCAATTACCTGGCTTATAAATTGTAGCTCCACAAAACAACTTATTAATAGCCATTTTCGTCCTCCACTATCCTTATCTTAAACATCTTCCCTTCCATCATAATAGTAACTCCCAACTCACGCTTGTTCGTATCTATATAACTCCAGTGCCCAATATTCTTCGTCCACCACTCAATCATCAATAAGTATTTCGGCATCAACCCAAACCTATCACAAGTCCTCAACAGGTTCTCCAGCAGTCTCACTTCGTCCATGGTCATCACTCTATCCATCTCGTCCCTCATACTTATGGGAAAACCGCTTAACATTGCCATACCAGATAGCCCATTCACCCGGATGCACTATATTCTCCACTATCCTGAAGCGCACCAACGTTTTAAACAGCGCCAACGCCGACTCAGTGTGTTGTGATTTATGCATCCAATGCCATGGGCTTCCGTACATGTTAGACCCCGCTCTTTTTAGACGGCAGGTACAAGGGCGTCTCGCCCCATTTATGCCGATTCATATGAGCGAAGAAATACTTTTGTCGTAGTGCTTTGAAGAGTGGTTGTACTTCGTCGGGCTTGATGATTTTAAGTCGCTTCAGTGTGACAAGTAAAGCCCGCATGGCAGAGCAAGCTTGGTTGAGCTCAGCGAAGGCAACACCGTAAGCGTAGTCGTGGGCCTCAGGGAGTTTATTCATCGTCATACTTTTTTAACCCATATTTATCGGCGAACATCCAAATTCGGTAAGCGTACAGTGGATCTGTGAGATTTTCCATGTCGGACATAAGACCAAAGCGTTTGAGAGTTTTAAACAGTCGACCGACCACAATCGATTTGCGCTGTCTGAAGGTTGTGAACTGTAAGTGAGCTTCCATTTACGCTTCTTTTGTTTACGCTCGCATGGCTAGGGGGCCCTTCAGCGCGAGCGCGCTTTTATATATTTATATTATACAAGAAGAGTATAACTAGATAATGGAAGAGAACAACTTATTAAAGACTTACTTGAAACAGATGGGCGCAATTCCGATGTTGACGCGCGAGGATGAGTTGCGATTGGCTAAGTTGGTTGAATCTGGTGATATGGATGCTAGAGAGAAGCTCATCAACGCCAACTTACGTTTGGTTGTTAGTATCGCCAAAAAGTATACTAATGCAAACCTAGATCTTCTGGACTTAATTCAGGAAGGTAATATGGGTTTGATGAAAGCAGCAGAGAAGTTTGAATATAAGAGAGGACATAAATTTAGTACATACGCGACATGGTGGATAAGACAGGGGATCACCAGAGCAATAGCAGATACGGGAAGAACAATTAGACTTCCTGTCCACATGGTGGAAACAGTTAATAAGATGTACAGTGAGATTAAGGCATTTATTAATGAGCATGGAAGAGAACCAGACTTGAAAGAGCTTATTAAACAGATGAAGATGCCAGCAGAAAAAGTTAAAGAAGCCATAGCGGCAGCAAAAATACCAATATCGATCGAAACTAAGGTGAATGCAGACAATGAAGATAGTAGGCTGGGTGATTTACTTACTGATACTACTAGCACTTGCAATAATGATAAAGTGGACGCCTTGGATTTTGCTAATAAGCTTCGCTCCTCTCTTAAAGCGTTAAGTCCTAGAGAAGAAAAAATCATTAGAAGTAAATTTGGATTAGCCGATTAGGCGTTTTGCGAGTTTATCACCCAAGATTCTGACGAATGTCATATATAAATTCATAGTAACTGTATCAAGAACTGCTTTATCAGCATGAGTCCTCAAAAAACCTTTATTATCTGTCTTCAAGTTCTTTCTCCATAAGTTTATCGAACAACTTTTCATACGCTAGTCTCGCTCTATCGTCTTTTGGAAGCAATCTTGCTTCAGTTATTGCTCTACCAATGCACTTATCAGCAAAAGGACACATTATACACCAATCAGTTTTAATACAATCGCCATCTATATCTATAATAGCTTGTAATAATGCTTCTTCTGTTTTGAAATATCCTTTCATATTATTATATTATACGAAATCAAATATTTACGAGGGCTGATTCTCTGGTAAAATAGGTGAGTAAGGAGTTCAAATGGCCGTAAATAAACCAAGTCAACAATACCCTAATTCGCCTGGAAGCTTTCAGTCGATGATGCCATTGATATTGCCAGATCCAAGCATCCAAGGTGCTGCTTTTGATCAGCTTCTTCAAAATCGTGGTATTCGCTTCATCCATAGAATTGCTGCTCCATGTCCTAATATGGTTTCACTATTAGATAACAACCATGATCCAGAATGTCCGTTCTGTGATCAGTCTCAAATCTTATATATTGAAGAGAAAGAGATCTGGGGAGTTCACGCTGGAAACACACTTGAGAAGCTATTTGAGATCCAAGGTGTTTGGGAAGTAGGAACTGCTGTTATTACATTTCCAACTGAATATCCAGATGGTGTTCAAGCTGACTTCAATGTGTTCGATCAACTAGTTTGTCCTGACTTTCAAGTAAGGTTAAGCGATCTTAAAGAATATGATGGATCTGACGTTACTAGTTTAAGATATCCAATTGCTAATATAGTAAATATTACTGGTATCAGCAATGGTGTAAAGACTGTTTATGCTCAAGGTACTGATTTTACAATAGTAGATGGTAGTATAAGTTGGATAGCGGGAGAGGAACCTCCGTATAATCAAGTAGAAGATATAGGCGAAGTATTGTCAATAACATACAACGCTAATCCTGTGTATAATGTTCTCCAATCACTGCATGAATTAAGAGTTACTCAAGAATTGATAAATGGTGTAAAGACAGCTAAGCGTTTACCACAGCAAGTTCTTGTAAAGAGAGACTTTTTATTTAGATCTGGTGGAGAAAAGTAATTAAGCACCAAATTAAGATATAATAGTTAGATAGTTAATTAAGAAGGGTCAAATTATGCCACAAGCCGTTTCAAAACGACAATATAGAATGATGATGGCAATCGCTCATGGTGGACCTAAAAACGGTAGACAACCACCTAAAAGTATTGCTGAGAAATATTCAAAACCTGACAAAGAAGCCGCAGAGAGTAAAAACAACGATCGCGGTGGAAATTGGAATGCCCACGAAGGTGGACACAAAGAAGACCACAAGAAAAAGAAGAAGAAACTTAAAAAAGCTTTTGAAGAGTTCTATGCTGGTAAAGGTGCTGGAGTTATTGTTGTTAATGACGAAGGCAAGATCTTAGTTGGACAAGGCGACGATGGCAAATGGCAAACTCCCGGTGGACACGTTGAATCAGGTGAAGACTTCGATGAAGCGGCACATAGAGAACTAAGAGAAGAAGCTGGTATCGTAGCTGGTGAGATGACTGAGATTGGCCATTTTAAAATGAATGGCAATGACAGTAAGACTTTCGTAGCTAGTTCATATTCAGGTACACCTAAAGATTCTGCTGAACTAAAAAACTTACAATTTGTAGATGTACATAATGTCCTTGATTGGGACATGAGAGATTGTTCTCGTAAAGGTGTTGAAGACTATGTTATGTCTTCACTTAAGAAAAGTAATAAACTTACAGATATGATGGCAGTTGAGAAACTAGAAAAGAACATTATGAGAGGCGGAGCTAGAAGCGACGTAGTATTTGATGTTAGTCATGGTGATGCTCTTAAACTAGTTGGGAACGGATGTTTCAGATGGTTAAAGGGTGAAGTAAGTGATATGGGTGATGAGGACTTCAAAGAGGTTCATTTAGATAATCACACTATCTCTATTAGAAAACATTTAAGCGACGTATACTCAGGAAGAATTAGCGATGGACATAAGGTCATTCACCAATTCACAAACAAATCACTTCCTCAACTCTGTGCAGATATTATGTCTGTATTCGAGTGGTACTCAGATGAAGATGAACACATGTTTGATATCTTAGATGAAGCAAACTTATCTGATGACGCTATTCATGGTGGACTAGATGCTTTAACAGATAACTATAAGAAACATAACCTAGCTAACATCTACACTGAGATGGAAAATATCAGAGAAGAGATTAGACAAGGTAACGCAGTAGATCTTCAGCAAATTGAAGAGAAGATCATGAAGCTGTTCGATAAACTAGAAGCAACAACTCATCATGTAGTAGCTCAACACAATAAGTTATCACAAGATGCTGGAAATGAAATAGAAACTTTAGAAGCTAAACTTAGAGAACTATCAGCAAAGGTTGATGAGCTAACTAAGAAGCCAGAAACTGTAGAAGGCTACCAAAGTAGACCAGTAAACCCAGATAAGGTTTACGATTCTCAGTATATGTATTTACCTAGACCTTCAATCGAGATCGACCCAAGTGGAAAGATCAAGATCACTTTTAATAAAGAGTGGACAGATATGGAGAAGTCTAATTTCCTACAAGATATGAAAGCAAATATCGTTAGGAGAAGCTAATGATTGATGCTAACAATGAGATAAATAGACTTAGACAATCGCTTAAGTTCAAAAATCTTTCTAACGAAGTTATAGATAGTATCTGTGATGATGTTGCTAGAGAAATAAGTGATTTGACTTCTGATCTATTAGCTCAAGCGATGAGTGAAGCAGTTCAGTCAGGTAAGAGTGCTGAGTTCATTCAAGAAGTTAGATCAACAAGAGATGGTGGAACGTTTAGTGTTTCAACTGACTCAGGGAAAACAAACTTTACTGAAGCACCGTTCCCAATGCTTCCTAAAATGTTACAAAATGCTAAAATCGCTAAAGACGGTTCTCTATATAAGGTTATCCCAGTTAAAAGAAAAGGCTCAATGCCATCTAGAACTGCAGTAACAACTGAAGCCGCTTTAGGAGAAATAGAACGAGCTAGAATTGCAAGTAAAGTAGATAGAACGAACCAAAATAGAGGTTCAAGTAGTCCAGATGCTATGAGAGGTATGGATACATTATCAGCTATGCAAGCTATTTCTAAAAGTAGACAAAAAGTAGAAAAATATCCAACTGGAACAAATAGTCAAACAGTGGATTTTAGAACAGCCTCAAGTAAGCAAGATCCATCTACACAATGGGTTCACCCTGGAAGAGAAGCTGATATGACTAGAGAGTTACAAAACATAAATGCTAACTTGCATGATTCGATAGACAATATCATTCTGCAGATTATCAGTAAATATGAAGGACAATTCTAATGGCAATGGTATTAACAGAAGTTGCGCTGCAACGACTAATTCAAATAGGTTTAGCAAACCTAAGAAATAATCCGGCCGCTTTTAGAGAGGTGTTTGCTCAATATAATACTCCTGCAATGCAAGCATCGTACGGCGATAAGTATATTGATCAGATCCAAGCTTGGTTCGATAAGACTAAATTACCTGTTCAACAGGCATGGTCTTTTGACCCAACTAAAGTTCCGGCTATTAGTATTCACTTAGCTGATGAAGCTGAAGATGAATCTAAAGCTTCAATGAGTGATTATTGGGGTATGGGCGAAGATGCTGAGATACTAACAGGACCAGCTAGTGTTTCCTTAGATATTGGGATCCATGCTGATAAAGCTAAAGACGTAGTTCTTTGGATGTACTATATGATAGTATATATTCTCTATAAAGAAAAGATGACTGGTAGAGGACTTGGCTTACAACTTTATACTTTCAGAGCTAATGAATATAATAAAGAAAGTAAGTATATGGCTGACAATGTTTGGTCAAGATGGATAAGGTTTAGATGTACAGTTCAACACTATGTGGATGGACAAGATTATATCGAGCCAATTATAGAATTAGATGTAGATGCTGCTTCTTCTAATGGAGAAGAGCCAATAGTAGATATAACTACAATAACATTAGAAGACGACGAATAAGGAGTTTATATGGCTAAGAATTTAAAAGAACAAATTAAAGAAATGGAAAACAAGAATAGAGAAGAATCTGCTCCTAAGGTAATGCCTGACGAGATGGTATCTTTTGATTCTTGGTATCACCAGAAGAAAGACAAGATCCCTAAGTGTCACCATAAAGAAATCATTATGGCGGACTTTAAAGCTAGGGGATTAGGAAAAGAAGCTGCAATGGAAGAGTACGATAAAGCTCTTGCACTTTATGGTGTCAAGCTATAATAGAAGCAGATCTTAAGAGTATCGGTGTGTTATAATAAAAAGAGTATTATCATAGGAGAGAATTATGGCTATTAACGTATCATTCAATGGGGCGACCATTTATAAGCCCGGAGCATATTCTAAAACAAGTATTGACCTAAGTGGTGGATTTGCTTTAGGACCTGTGGGTTTAATCGCTATTTTTGGCGAGTCGACACGCGGAAGATCAGGGGCTGAAGAATCTGATATTTCAAGAAACGTATATTCAGCTAACCAACTAACAGACGTAAGAAACAAGTACGGTAGCGGACCGCTAGTCGATGCTATGAACTTCTTATTTGCCCCAGCTTCGGACGGTGCAATTGCTGGCGGTGCACAAGCTGTTTACGTATATAAAACAAACGCTTCAACTAGAGCTACTTTAACTCTAGCTAGTGCATATGGAACTGTTAGATCTTTAGAATACGGTATCGGTGGTAACACTATTACTTACTCTGCAGTTCAAACTCCTGAAGTTGCTCCAAGTAAAGCTTCTTCTGCTCCATTTGATAGTTCAGCTGTTCCAGCTGGTACATTCACTGTAAGAGTTAACGGGGGAGCAATCTCTACTGTTACTGTTGCTGGTGCTTATGCTAACCATGCTGCTTTCGTAGCTGACGTTGCAACTTGGTCTGTATCAGGTGTAACATTTACTGTTGGTGGTTCTGGTATCGCTTCTACATTGACAATCGCTGTAGCTGCTGATGCTCTTGCTAACCAAAAAGGTTTTGGTAAATCGATGGAACTTGCTAACGCAACTTCTACTCCGCTTACTGCAATGATGATTTCTGCAGGTCAAACACTTTCTGCTACAGAAGCTGCTATGACAATCACTGTGAAACAAACTAGAGACCTTTTACAGGAACAAGAATCTGTTGGTGGTAACGTTGTTCTTCAAGCTGGTTACACTGGCGCTGAGACTTCTGCTACTGTTGAAGTTTCTGCTACTCAAGTTATTTTAACTGCTGGTGCTTCAGTCGCTACTTTCGATAAGTCTGCTTACTCAACTTTACTTCAATTAGTAAACGCGATGAACCTTACTGTTGGATGGAGTGTTGCTCTAGCTTCTACACTTTATAATTCACTTCCTGCTTCTGTTCTTGATTTAGTAACTGTTGGAGCTAAGTCTTCAAACAACGCTACAATCAAGCCGGCAAGAATTAAGAAAGACGCTCAAGAAGTTGCTGACTTCATGGCTGACTCTTCTATCGTAAGTATTGCTTCTCAAGAAAAAACTGGTTTAATGGATGCTCAAGCTGAAGTTGCTCTTTCTGGTGGTTCTCTTGGTGCAACAAGTACTGCTGCAATTACTGCTGCTCTTTCTGCTTTCGAGCAAATTAGAGTTAACTCAGTAGTTCCTCTTTTCTCAAGAGATGCTTCTGCTGATATCGCTGATAACCTTACTGATGCAGCTTCTGCATATACTATCGCTGGTATCCACCAAGCTATTAAGACACACTGTTCATTAATGAGCACAACTGTTAATAGAAGTGAGAGACAAGGTTACCTTTCTCAAAAAGCTTCGTTCGATACATGTCTTGACACTGCTGCCCTTTTAGCTGATGCTAGATTGCAATTAGCAATTCAAGATACAAGAAACAACGATGCTCAAGGAAACATTAAGTGGTTCCAACCATGGGCTATGTCTTGTTTACTTGCTGGAGCTAGAGCTGGTGCGCCAGTAGGAACTCCGCTTACTTTCAAGTATATGAACTGTTCTGGTATTAGACAAACGGCACAACCTATGTCAACTCCAGAAGAAGATATCATTGTTGACTTTAACCCAAATTCAATGGCTACTCAAGCTATTAAAGGTGGAATCACTTTCATGGAAGCTCCTCAATCAGGTGGTATCCGTGTTGTTGTTGATAACACTACTTATAGCAAAGATGGTAACTGGGTTTACAACCGTGCTAACGTTCTTTACGCTGCTGACGTTCTTGCTTTTGATTTCAGAAATCAATTGGAAAACATCTTCATCGGTCAGAAGAACAACATTCAAGCTAGCGAAATCAAATCAGTTGCTGCTTCTATCTTAGCTACTTTCTTAGCTCAAGGTATTACAGTTTCTACACCAGAAGCTAAAAACGGATATAAGAAACTTGACGTTTCAATTGAAGGAAACGTTGTTAAGATCGCTTGTATCGTAGTATTAGTTGAAGGTATCGACTTCATCCTTGCTGACATCACTCTTACTAGAGTTCAGTCAGAAGCTTAATTACAGTATAATAAGATTAGGGCAGCTACGGCTGCCTTAATTTTTATAGGAAGTACATCATGGAAAAGTTACTAGAACTAGAAAAGAAACTTAGAGAATATAAAGCTGACCTAGAAAAAGGTATGGGCGACGATGTTAATGGAAGTCTTGAGTGTTCTGAAAAACACCCTGACGAGAAAGAAGACAAAAGATTAATGGCTGAAGCTATTGATACTCACAATGAAAAGAAACACGACGAAGATAAAGACAAAAACTCAGCATATAAAGATATGCATATCAAAAAAGAAGAAGGCGACGTAATTAAGATGGAAGAAGTATCTTTCGCTAAGAACGGTCAATGGTCTTTAGATAAAGGTTTAGGGTCTAAACTTGATAATGCTGAACATAAAGCTAAAGTATCACAAGCACTAGGATCTATTCGTCAACCAGCTAAAGTTACTAATGCAGCTGGTGAAACTAAAATGGTTTCTCCTAAAGAACAAGTCGCAGATATTAAGAACGTTAAAGCTAATAAAGCATCAGAAGCTAAAGCTAAGGCCGAAGCTGAAGCAGCAGCTAGAAGAGCCTCTTACAAAAAATAAGATCTCTTAAACTTTTCATATTGCTCTTTCGTATTATTCTTTCTCCCATAAACTCTATGAAACTCGTCGTGCATCTCTTTAGAGATGCAGACCAGATTATCAATATCGTATCTTAATTCTTCATTTGAATGCCACGACTCTAAATGATGAGCATTTAATTCACAGCCTTTCTTTCCAGTTATGTCGCATGTATAATCAGCTTTTTCAAAACATTGTTCTCTAAGGCCAGAAGTTTTAAATTTGCATCTTTCTCTTTTACTTTCTGGCATAGTAAAATCATCGAAATCTTCTAAATTAATATCTCTATTTGTACAGCTTAATTTTATCTTTTGTTCAAGAGACATTTCTACACCTTTATTGTAGGGGATAGAACCTATGTTTTTAACACCCATGTTTTTCTTAGTTTCTTCTGAATAGATATTAGTCAACCCCTTATTCCAGGTTTGAATACCTTTCTTTGCTTTTGACATTTTTTCTTTAGTTTCTTCTGAAATATTAGCATGACTTATTTTACCGGCACAACTCTTACATAAACTAGATGATTTTTTATTTGGCAAATATCCACGATCTTTTTTGCATTCTTCACAAAAGAATCTATAGTAATAATCATACTTCTTTCCACATTTTCTATAAATCTTTATTTTATCCATGTTTTTATTATACCAAATTTGATATTTGCACTATGTTTAAGTGAACTCATGTTATAATTAAAAAGTAGTCAATTAAGACTTACAAATTTTAGGTAAGTGGAACCATACCACAAAGGAGTCAATATGGCTGGCAAAACACCGTCGTTTATTACGGGCGCTACTGCAAAAATAAAGTTATCAAATCTTACTCTTGCATACGCTCAAGATGTTTCATACAACACAACTGTAACAACTATCCCTATTGAAACAATGGGAAGATATGAAGTGGTCTCTAACGAACCTGTTGCTTATTTCGTAGACGGAACTTTAAGTATCATCAGATACACTAAAGAAGCTTCTGCTATGAACGGAGCTGCAGCTAACGGTAACTCAGTTGAGCAGATGATCAACGCTGCTGGATCTGGTGGAAACGCTGGTTCTGGATTTGACCCTGCAAGAATGATCGCTTCTGAAACTTTTGACCTAGAAATCTTCCAAAAGCTAGCTTCTGGTGGAACTGAATCAGTAGGTAAACTAAGAGACTGTAGATTTACTCGTAAGGGTGGATCTATTAATAAGAGAGGAATCCTTGTTGAGCAATTCGCATTCAACGCTATCTTAATGGATAACGATAGTGCAGTAGAAGTCGGTAACTCAGGTGATCTTGACCTTCAACCGTAATCAAATCAGGGGCTTCTTCGGAAGCCCTTCTTTTCACTCATTAAGCTAAAATAAGTTATAATACCCTATAGGAGTAACTTTATGGCCGGAATGAGACCCTTCTTTTTAACAGGTGCTAATGCAAAGATTAAGGTGAACAACCTTACTTTAGCTTACTGTACAAATCTATCATATTCAGTTACTGTCAACCACGCATCTCCTAAAGTATTAGGAATGTACGAACCTACATCTATTGAGCCTATTGGCTATTCAGTTACTGGAACTTTCACTGTTGTGAGATATGTTGCTGACGTTGCTGGAAATGTGGGTGGCAAACTACCTCATGGAGTTGACGAAGGTGGTAACGGTATCGGAAACTGGGGACCAGATGGTCTCGGTAAAAGATTAGCAGCTGGCTTCAATCTAAGTGCAACAGATGGTCGTGCTTATGATAATTTAAATCCTGGTAAACTAGAAAAAGCAACTGGATTTGAGATAGACGTGTTTCAAAAGTTATCAGATGGTAGACTACAGTCTGTCGCTAGAATTAGAGAAGCCAGAATTACAAGAGCTGACTTTAGCCTAGCAAAAGGTAGTGTAGCAACTCAAACATTTCAATTTACCGCTTTATATGTCGATGAAGATAGCTTCTTAGCTGACTTCTCTGGCAGAGGACAACAGTGGGCGTAATTTATGGCAGAGAATAGATTAGATAATGGCAATTCACTTCTTCAAGGCTTAGCTAGTAATCTAGTTTCAAACGTTGAAGGTATATTCTCCGCTAAGCCAATGGCTAAGTATCTCAGTGGTGCACGCTGTGTTCTTAGAGTAAATGGAAAGATCATTGGGTTTGCATTTGCTATCTCTTGGGAAATCAAGACAGCTGTTACTGAAATCAATACTATAGATGACTATCTTCCATATGAACTAGCTCCTTCTAGGATTGAAGTTACTGGTGCTATCTCAGGATTTAGAATTCCTGGGTCTGGACCTTCTTTGACTCTTATTCAAACTGATATTGCTTCATTCATGCACCAAAGATACATCGACATCGAAGTAAGAGATAGTCAGACTGATAACCTAATATTCTTAGCTAACAAAGCTATGATAACCAATAGAACAGAAAACATTAAGATCGATCAACTTGCTGATATGACTCTATCATTTAAAGCAATTGGTTGGGCAGATGAAAGAGCTCCAAAAGAAGTTGATGGCATTGGTGATCCAGTAGATGTTGACGGAACTAGCTCTTTAGGCAAGCTCACAGATAAAGTCAAAAACCTATTCTAATTTGAAGCGGGTATAATCTATTATTATAAGATACTAAAGGAGTAACTATGAACTTACCTAAGAATGAAAAATCATTTATGTTCTCTAAAGAAGGGGAAGTAACTGGATTTAAGTATGAAGGTCAATTCTCAGTTAAATGTGTGTTAACTGCAGCAGATAAGAGAGTTCTTGAAATTGAACAGTCTCGTCTAATGGTTGACTTAAAAAACCCAACAAGCAATCTAATCGCTATCTCAAGAGTAGTGGCGAACCTAAGAATTAGAGTACTTAAAGCACCAGATTGGTTTGACCAGATGATTGGTGACCTTGAAACTCTAGACGACAATATCCTATTTGATGTTTGGAGCGAATGCTTACAAGCTTCTCAAAACTGGCATGACGAACTAAAAAAGAAGTCAGATCCAGTGGGAAACGAACAGAAGCAGAGCTAAGCCAGCTATCTGCGTTCGAAGCTATTGAAAACATTGCAAAATATCACTCTCGCAACACTGGATCAGAAGAGGGCATGGACCTATTCTTACGTTCATGGTGGTGTAGAACTTACAATAGACCTTTAAAGGATCCTTTGCTCGCAGAGTATACGACTTATGACCTATTGTATGAATATCACGATAAAGAAGAACGTAAAAACGCATCTATCGCTGTACTTGAGGAAGAAGCTGATAAAATAGAAGAAGCAATAGTAGAAGAGACTGAATCTTGGATCGAAGAGGAAGAGCGCAAAGAGCGTGAAGCCGAAGAGGCCAAAAAGAAAGCTGAAGAACTTTGGATGGTTGAGCAGCTTAAGAAACAAGATCCTACTTTTGGCGACGACTTAAATATGGACTTCTCGGAGTAATGAATGGCTGATGACGTAAATAAGAAGGGTGGCAAGGTCAACGGTGTTGCCCCTAAAGCCGTTCAAGAGATGGCTAGACAGTACGATAAAAGTACTGAATATGAAGCATCGCTAAATGACGAAAAACTACAACGTCTAGTTAATAAGGCAGCTGAGCTCGAAGAAAAGTTTAACTCTGCATCTCCAGGTACCGCTCATCAACAGATGATAGCTGAACAATTAGGTTTCGCAGAAGATGAAGCACATAAGTACTCACTCTCTGTAGATCAGTCCTTAACAGCAAAATCAAATAAAGTATTAGCTCGTGGTTTAGATACTTATTCTAAATCAAGTAACATCAATAGAAGAACAACTACAATGTCTGGTCAGCAAGCTTATAGAAGCGCTGCAAAGAACAGTGGTGGACTTTTCAGACCAACTAACTCTATTGAAGCTGATATTCAATCTGATATTGAAGCGGCATCCGCATTAGGTACTGGACTAGCTGATGAAGCTAGAGCATTACAACCTGGTGCTGGAACTGATAGTATTAGAGAAAGAGCTGGTGGACTTTCACAGATCGAAGCTCGTATCGCACAAAACAAAGCACTCTTAAAAATCCAAGGTAGAGAAGGTCTTTCAACTGAAAAGCTTACTAATCGTGGCGAGGACTTAGATAGGGACGTTGGTGAATTCCTCAAAAGAAAGAAGATTGAAACTAAAATCAATAAAGGTGAAGTAAAGTCTTATGATGAAGAGATGGGATCCCTTAACGCTAAGAGGGAAGCTAGAAGTTCAGCTCAGGCTGATTATGAAAAAGCAATTGAAACTGGTGCTTCCGGTATTGAAGACTTCGCAGAGAAATTACATAAAGCAAATGAAGCCTTAGATGAACAAACTAGAGTTGTCAAAGGAATGTCAGATAAAGGTGGAGGCGGAGGAGGAATCTTCGGCAAGTATGCTGGTGTTGCTCAATTCGCTCAAATGGGATTTCAAGCTATAGGTGCAGTTGCTGGTGCAGCTAATACTATTGCAGTTGAACAAGATATTACTCAAATGAACAATCGCGGTCAATTCGCGAAGATGGGTAATGCTATATATGATAAAGCTGATGCAGCAGTAAGAGGTCACTCTGTTGATGCAATGCTTGACGTTCTTGGTGATTCATTCACTAAACAATATGGTGATGCTAATAAAGGATTTACTAACGTAGCTAAAGGTATCGAAGCTGGATCTAACGTTGGCGCAAGTGTTCTTGGTGGTATCGGAAAAGGTGCTGCAATTGGTGGAGCTGCTGGTCTTGCTGTTGCAGGTATCGGAGCTGTTCCTGGTGCAATTGGTGGAGCAGTAATAGGTGGTGTAACTGCTTTAGCAAACTCATCAACTGCTGTTACTAACGTAGCATACGGAAACGAAGGTGCTGCAAGTTCAATTAATTCATATACTGCTTCAAAACAATTATCAGCAGAAGAAAGACATATCCGTGCACAACAGATGCAAGCTTTCTATAATCAAGGTTTAGGAACATTTCAATCGACTATGGGTCTTGGAAGTGGCTCACAAGTTCAGTCTCAACTAATGAGTGGAGACATGCTTAAAGGTCTAGCAGCCAATGGTATTTCTCCTGAAATGTCAGTTGCTCTTTCTGGAATGTTAGGTCAAGCTGGTTCAATGTCTGAAGTTGGCGGAATCGATATGATTCGCGGTGCTGGACGTGCTGGTCAACTTGGACAAATGGGTCGTGAAGAATATATCGGTGCTGCATCTAGATTAGTTGCTGCCGGTGGAGCTAATAGTGATCTAGAAGATATCATTGCTTCAGCAACTACTAAAGGTATGGACAACTCTAAGAACATTTCACAGATGGTTGATGCAACCTTAGGAATGTCAAGTGGTCTCGCTTCTATTGGTGTGGGTGGAACATCTGCTGTATCTAGTATGCTTGGTGGAGCTAGTCAATTTCTAGTAGATCAAGGTGTTAATAAGAATTTATCAGTCGGTGCTGCTGCTCAAGGTATGCAAGACTACAATAAGAACATTACAGATACTGGTTTCAATTTAGGTAACATCCTTGAAAGAGGTGGACTAAGAAACATGAAAGGTCTTCGTGGTGCTTCAACTGAACAGATGAACAACATCGCAGGAATGAGTCTTGAGCAAATCGGTGTTCTTCAAGGTGGCGGACAAGAAGCTATGTTACTTGCTGACAGGTTAGGGATTAAAGATCTAATCAGTAAAGATGGCAAGATGAATACTTCTTTGATAAGTGGAATTGGTAAAGAAGCTTTCGGTGGTGCATTAGCAAACAAAGGTTTACTAGGTACAGCTCAAGGTAAAGAACTATATGAGAAATTTGGAACTAACGGCGATCTATCTCAAGTAGCTAAAGCTGCACTTAATGATTTAGGTGGAGAATCTACTTTTAGAATGGCTGGTGGTGTTAATAAGAATGTTAGAACAAATGCTAACATAACTAGAGTAGGTTCTAAGACAGAAATCATGGGAGCTGATCGTGGTGCTGATTATGTTGCTCAAGGTGAAAGAGAATCTGGTGGATTCGCAAACCTAGAGAAAGCAATGGAAGAAGTTGGTAAAGCAGTAGACCCAGCTAAGTGGGGAGACGAAGTTAGAAAGGCAGCAGATGGATTTTCTATTCCTGCAGCAAACTTCTTATCAGCAACTGGACAACTAGATGGAACGGTACAGAAATTAATATCTCACCAAAATGCTATGTTAAAAGCAATGGGTGAACTAAGAGGCGTAATACCATCTAAGACAAAAAATTAAAGTATAATATCATGAGGAGAATCTATGAATATATTTTTAATTACTTGTGGTGTACTTTTACTTTTAATTAGTCCAGGAATTTACTTTACATATAAGTTAGCTAAGTTAGATAAAACTGCGCCAATAGATGATGTTGCTAGAATTAGATACTTACAAGAAATGCAAGCCATAGAGGGTATGAAAAAGTGAAACCTATACTGTTAAAACCAAATGCTATGGTAGTTGTTTACAACTACAGAGATAGACTTGGGGATTTCAAATTAAGTACAAGTGAAAACAGTGCTTTTGAAATTGATCAGATTATATTAAACTCACTTTCTCTTAAGAGTGTAAGTACTCAAAAAACAAAATCAAATCCAGCTGGATCTTTCGAATTCAGACTAGCTCCACTTAAAAATTGGGTTACAGCAATTACTCCTGGTAGTTGGTGTGTAATCTTAATGTCTAATGGCATATTAAATGACGCTGCTAAGTACGGAAGTGCTGATGACGTAAGTTATCAATTTCAACAAGAGTTCGACTCAAATGGAGATGCTATTGCTCCAGCTAAGACTGCACCAACTGTAGATGAGAAATCATTTAAGATGCTTGGAAGAATAGAGTCTGTAAGAGCTGTAGCTAATGTTAATCAAACCACAGGAGCAACTGAAACTGAATATATAGTAACTGGCTCTGATTGGGGTACAGTTTTTAATAGTATCTTCTATGTTGATCCAATAAGTAGAACACCAGGTGATCAGAAAGCTCCAATCGGTATGGCTGAGAGATTTGGCTACATCGACTACTTGCGAAGAGCTGTAGGATATGACGTTTCGACTCTTGGTAAAGATGCTAATGCTGGAGTAAACAGCGGAGCATTAAAGAAAGCAAAAAATGATGCAAGCAAAGGTTCTGTAGTTAATCAGGTTGATTTCTTAAAGAATGGTTCAACTGGAGCACCAGTTCCACCACAACCAGTAGCTGGTGACACAGAAGATCAATCAACTAGACAAGTAACTAAAGACCAACAACCTAAACTTCCTAGTGCATTAGATAATATTGGATTCATATTGAGTCTATGGGGTAGAGCTGACGCACCTACTTCTGCAATTAACGAGAAGACAGGGATTGTAGTTAAATCTCAACAAGTATTTAGAATGCCAGATGAACTAGTTAGATACATGGGATTTGTAGATGGTAGCGGAAGCCCATCTGGAGTAATATCTCAAGTATTAAAACAAGTTGGCGGAAAACTAACTGCGCTAGACACATATGAGAACGAAGATAACTCTGCAGGAATTATTGACTTTGGTACGATCTTAGGTGAGCATACTATCTGGCAAGTTATAACTAACAATTCAAATGAACTAATCAACGAACTAATTCCTGAAATAAGATTTGAGAAAGGTAAACCAGCGCTTACTTTATATACTAGAGTTAGACCATTCGGTATTAATCCGCTTGATGTTCTTAAGAAAGATACTAATGCTGTTGGTGACAATGGGAATGGTGGAGAAGGTCAGAAGGGTCTAGTTGATCCGTATATTTCTCCCTATAAGTTTGTTAAGAAGAAAAGAATAGCTTCATCATCTGTAATTATGTGCAGCTATGGAACTAACTGGAGAGACAGAGTTAACTTCGTTGAGGTTAATATCTCTAGAACTATATTTCAAGAAGCTTGGGCACAAGAAGTTAAATTACAATCTCAGTTCATAGATGAAGACTCTATTGGTAGAGATGGTCTACTTCCAATGATCAGAGGAACAACTTATGTTCCGGCTGTAAAACGTGCTGCTAATCCACTTGGAACTTCTGCTTACAAATATGCTCTTAAAGAATGGTATTTCAATACTCACAAGATGTTCAATGGAACTCTTAATTTAGTTGGTCAAGATCAGTACATTCAAGTTGGTGACAACATCATGGTTGAATCTAAAGTCTTGAATAAGAATTGGAACATCAACACAACTCTAAAAACTAATACTAATAAGAATAAGACCTTTATGATGGCTCATGTTGAGTCGATTACTCATCAGACCCAAGTAGATGGAAATGGAAGTAGAATCTTTACAACAAGTATTAACTTCGTAAGAGGGATCATTACTGATGTAGAAGGCGACATAATTGTTAGTGGTAACCATGTGGGTGCACTAGATCAAGATACTTCTTTAGTAACTCCATCTGTAGAAAGAAACTACGAGACTATCTCTACCTCTGGACCTATGGATCCAGATAGACAGCAATACCCTCTTAAAAAGGGTGATAAGGATTTTAACGAGGAATAATGGAAGAGTATATTATTGACGATAGTTCGTTACACTCCAATCCTAAATCTTTAATAGGTAAAGACTTTTCTATTCGTATTGGTGTAGTTAGAGAGCATGTGTACTTAGAAACTACTCAACAAACAAGATACATTGTAGAAGTATGGAGGAATGGTAAGTCGTTCCCTATGACTTGTATTAGAGCTGCTAGATTTGGTGGACTCTACAACTATGAAGAATTTAACTACAGAGGCTTTAATGCTGGAGATAGTGACTCTGGAAAGGGTAACTTTACTGTTGTCCCTGGAGATATGGTAGTTGTTGCTGCAGTAGCTGGTGACAATAAAGAAGGGATTATTCTAAGTTGTATTAGTCACGGTGGAAGAGATGAAATTCTTCCTGCAACTGATAATGTAGCTTTCATCAATGAATTCAATGGTGTTCAAACCATGATTAACTATCAAGGTGAATACAGAAGAACTTTCAAGGGTCAACCTACAAACCTATCTAAACTAAGTGAACCACCTAATGGAACTGCATACCCACTACCTGAGTATGACAATGACGTTGGATTCAGCTATTATGAGTTCGACAAGACTGGTTCTTATTTAGTTAGTGATAATGCCAATGATGATCTGCCTCAGTCAATTAAGATAGATAAAGCTAGCGGTAAGATTCAAATCACTAGTGGTAAGACTTCACTTGTTATAGATAAGGCTGCAGAGTCTTACTCTATCACTAACAAGTCTGTAACTTTCGATACCACTGATGTATTTAACTTAAATACTAAAGCTACCAACATAATGTCTACAGATGTAATCAATGCCAAAGCTAAGACTATCAATACTGAAGGTAAATGGAATCAGAAAGGCAATGTAGAGATAACTGGAAATACAAAGCAAACGGGTAATATAGAACTATCTGGTGATTTTAAAAACATGGGTATGGCACTGCTAGGTGGAGGAGAGCATCCTCTTATTTATGATATCGTTTTAACTATCGGTATCGGTAACTTAGGTGCACCAGTTCTTAGCTTTAATACCTACTTGAAAACTGTAAAAACAAAGGCAACCTAATGTCTAAATTAGAAATGATTGACATGGAAATAACTAGAAGAGAGAATGCAACAGCTGCATTCAACCTCGCTATTCCTGATCTATTAGCTAGTATAGAACAATTTAATAAGCTAGATGAAATGTATCGTTCAGATGAGAAGGATGCTAGGCTTGCTTTAGAAGGTGCTTATAAAGAGAATAGACATTTCACAGGTAAGCAACCATTAGTTTATTCTTCTGCTCAAACAGAGATATATCCATTCTTTCAAGGTCCACTTGATTCTAGTGGCAATCCATACTTTCCTATAACTAAAGTACAAGATAAGACTTTTGATGGATTAAGTCCATTTCCAGCTCCACCAACTAAGACTGGTGCTTACGCTAGAGATGCAAACTACTCTCCTCTCGAATCGGTTGCAAGAATTCCTGCAGCAACAGCATTACAAGCATTCCCAGATCTAAGTGGAGAACCACTTCCTGGTGGATGGCCTGGAGCTGCTTTACCTACTGCTGCATTCTGTACTCCAGCTGCTACACCAAATACTGAAGCTCAATGTGCTATCATTGGTGGAACATGGACTCCGGCTGGAACAGCTGCTGACCCAGTTTGGAATGGACCAGATACTGCACCTGCATTATTAAGAACTGCATTGAATGCTTGGAAATCAGATATACTAATTATTGTCTCTGATATCTATTTAAATGATGCAGCCGAACTTGCTTATTGGAATGGTATTCTTGCTAACATCAATATTGTATTAGCTGCTGTTGCAACTGATGCTGTATTTATTAGAGCAACTGGAAATCCTGACCCAGCAGCTTGGGGACAAACACAACCATTTACTGGAGCTACGGAAACAGCGCGAGCTGCTTTAGAAGCTGCAGCAACAACTGGTGTTCCAGCGCACGTCACAACAAGACAAGCCTTCTTAGATAAAGAAGCATCCACTGAGGAAGAGGTTTTCTTTGGTATCATTAAATTAAGACTCCATCAAGCCAACGGATCCTTTGCAAAATTGCAAGCAGCTAAGAGTCAACTAGTTACAACTAGATCACTTATTGACGATAATAATGCCGCCATTAGTTCACTCAATCTATTGAAAGTTAAAGCCTCATAACCCCAAATGTTATATAATGTATAGCAGGGAGTTATTATGGGTTTATTTGACAACTATTTCGGAACAACACAAACCACTAACTCTACTAGTGGAAACGGTCAACCGATCGACAATGAAACACTAAAGATCTATGAGACCGCTGAATATAGAGTAAGTGAATTCTCTAATGGTACGGCTCTAGAGAACTGGTACAAGCAAAAGCCATATGGTTTTAGATTTAGAGGTCTAACCTTCTATCTCCCAATCTCTCCTTCAAACCTTAATATTACTACTCATTTTGGTACTAACGTAATTTCAACTATGTACGGTACAATTGAGGAGCACAGTGAGCAAAGGTACTACGACATCCAAATCTCTGGTACGACTGGTATGTCTCCAAGATATTACAAGAACGTTGAAGATCAAGTAAATGACTCAATCTCAACTAAGGCAATTGGTAGAGCTAGTACTCCTATTAAAAATAGAGTAAGTGGACCATTGGGTGGCTTCTTTAAGAGAACTCAAAGCTTAATTGAGAATACATTGAACCAAGCATCTGACCTTCTTGGGGATGACAATGGTTCTACAGGTATCGACTTACAAAGAACTGGTTACGCAGCTTTCCATAATTTCTATAAGTTCTTGTTATTACACAAGAGAGTAGCAACTGGTAAGTCTAATATTGGTAGTGGTTCTAAGAACCTAGTATTTATTAACTACAAAGATAACAACCAATATAACGTAGCAATTCAATCGTTTCAATTGGTTAGAGATGCAGCTAACCCTATGTTGTATAACTACAACATCACTATGAGAGCGTATAACTTAACTACGGCTGATAGTAAAGACATAGAATTAGATGTAAGTAATAGACTTGCAGAACTTGGACTTGATGGTCTTGAGACTACTTCTATTGCAGCTAAACTTGCAAACAAAGCTAGACAAGCTAAGAACGCAGCATACTCAGCAGTAGCTGCAGCTAAAGGATTTGGTTCATAATGGCATTAGATTTTGAAGGATCACTGAGTGGTTTATCAAGACTTGATCTCTGGTACAAAGTTACTGGGAACGAAGAGTTATATCTTTCTGACATCACTGAGATCATTCGTTTAAGATGGCCATACTTCAGAGACAACTGGGAATTCCTTAAGGATAAATATCTTGGACTTATGAAGACCTACTCTGATCCTAAGTTGCTACAGACTCAGATCAATAACTTCTCTGAGTTTGTTGAGTCACAAAGAAATAGCAAGACCAATAAGAATCCATTTGAGAACTCAGATATTATTCCTAGGTTCTATTCTATATTTGACTCTACGACTATCAACTCTGTAAGTTTAACTTATGAAGAGAGACAGATTGTTGAGAATAAGAAAAGAGAAGTTAATGCATACACACGTGGAGACTTCCTAGCGATCAGAGATCAACTTGCTAAGGAAAGAGACCAGATTGCTGACAGAGATGGAACAACTGATCCTGATTACAATAGAGTATTCAATAGAAGTCCTTTAGAGGCAAGAGTTGATATCAATAATAAAGATATCAATAAGATGTATCAGCTTCAAGAAGCTATTAAGTCTACAGACTTTATATTGGCTAACTCTTTCTCATTGAGCACAGCAACTATTGATCCATTCGCATTAGCTAAGTCTAATGCTAATAATCCAGCTATCGATATTCAGAGTTATTCATCTGGTTACTTAACTAAGTTGAACTATGGTGAGGATCTTCAAGCTCTTGCAGCTAGAACTCTAGACTCTCCAGATAAGTGGATTGATATCGCTATTACTAACGGACTTAAAGCTCCGTATATTGATGAGGTTGGAGAAAGACTATTCTTAATCTCTAATGCTAGTGGTAACCAGATTAACATTGCAGAGACAGATATTAATAACAACCTAAACATTGATAAACTTTCAATTGGTCAAGTTGTTTTACTTCAATCGACAACTCAGACATTCCCAGAGCAACGCACTATACAGAACATAACTCAAGTGCCTATATCTGGTGAAATTATTATAGAACTGGCAGGGGAAAGCAATCTCGATAGGTATAAACTAAGTGAGAGTGCTTATGTTAGAGTATTTAAACCTAACACTATTAACTCTAGTTTCTATATAATGATTCCATCTACTTTACCTCTAGATGATACATCTAAAAGTGATACTCCATGGTTTCTGCAGGGAAGTGATGGGACGGACAAGAGACAGAAAGTAGATTTGAATATTGATGAGAATGGTGATCTTAATTTTAATTCAACTGGTGACCTTCAACTTAGTTATGCTATGACAAATGCTGTTCAAGCTATTAAACTTAAGATGATGGTAGAAGCTGGTGAACTTAGAAGACACCCAGAGTTTGGATTGAATCCAGTAGTTGGACTTACAAATGCTAACATTGCATTAACTAGACAAATACTTACAAACTCAATAAGCAAGATGATACAAGCAGATGAAAGATTTGCTAGCATAGATACTTTAGATATTACATATGGAACAGGTGTAGACAGCAATTTTCCAACTGTAATTAACATTAACTTAATAGTAAAATTAGCGGGATCAGGTCAATTGTTACCTGTTACCTTCAGTATAAATAAGGGCTAAATATGGCAAACATCAATATCAATAGCTATAATGAAATCTTAGGAGCTATGATTCGTAAGATCATCGCTGATACTCCAGCTAACGACTTGAACAAAGGTTCTGTTATCCTAACATTGTTAGAAGCTGCTGCAGCTAACGACTTTGAAAATAACACTGCTATCCTAAACGTTCTTGAACTATTAAACATTGATGCTCTTAGAAATAATGACCTTGATGCCTACGCTTCTAACTATGGACTAGTAAGAAGAACTGCAGTTAAAGCTTCTGGTTTCGTAAAAATTACAGACAGTACTATCACTAAAAGAAGTACAACACTATATCCAGTAAAGCCAGCTCCAATCGTTGGTACTTCTTTACTATATGTTAACGATGCATCTGAATGGTCTCAAACTGGTACACTTTATCTTGGAAGAGGAACTCCTAACTTCGAAGGTCCACTAGCTTATACTTCTATTGTAAACAATGGAACATTCTTTACTATTCAACTTACTTCTGCTTTAGAAAAAGATCATCTTCTTTCTGATCTAGTTGTTGATGGTCAAGGAACAAGCGATCGTTTAGTTTCTGCGGGAACAACTGTTAAGATCGCCGCTAACAATATTTCACCTGAAGTTAAGTATTTAACTTTAAGAGATGCTGTAATCCCAGCTGGTGAAGATACAGTTACTCAAGTTCCAGTTACAGCTATTAATGCTGGTTCTGCTGGTAATGCCGGTATCAATACAATCACAATCTTTAATACTCCTCCATTCAATGGAGCGTTGATTACTAACACTAATTCATTCACTAACGGTAACGATACTGAATCTGATGATGTGTTTAGAAACAGAATCAAAGCATATTCTTCTACATTAGCGAGAGGAACTAAGAGATCGATCTTGGCATCAATAGACGGCGTTTCTGATGAGACAGAAGGGAAACAGGTAGCATCTGCCGTAATTACAGAACCAGCTGAGATTGGTCAACCTTCTATCGTCTACGTTGATGATGGGAATGGATTTGAACCTTCTTATTCTGGTCAATCAGTTGACTTACTAGTGGCAAGTGCTAGTGGAAACGAAGAGTTTCTACAACTTGCAAACTATCCTCTTCCTAGACCACAGGTGGTAAACAATGCTGAAGCTCCTTTCTTACTATTGGACGGAATGGAATTCAAAGTGCTTGTTGATGACGTTGAAGAAGCGGTTGTATTCTCTGCAGAAGATTTTAGAAGTCTTAGTACTGCTACTATTTCTGAAGTGGTTGTTGCTATCAATGATAAAGCAATACTTTTCAAAGCAAGACTAACAGCTGACTCAACAAGGATCCTAATATATCCTGTTGACTATAAAGCCGAGACTATTCAAGTAGTTTCTGACAGCAGTCTATTGGATGCTAACACTCAATTCAAGTTCCCAGTGAACGAATTCTCTTATATCGCTCTTTACAAGAATAATGTAAGACTTAGAGAAGTTCAAAAGTCTGCTGCTGTAATTTCTAACCCATTCTCAACTTGGAATATTGTTTCTACTGGAAACATTATCATCTCTGTTGATGGAACACCTGATCAAGATAGAAGTTTTGATGTTTCTGACTTCGGTGGAAAGAACTTCAATGCAATTAACATCACTGATTGGGTAACAGCTTTCAATAATAAATTTGCTGGTATTACAGCTACAGCTTCTACAACAGGAAGACTTATCCTTACTTCTAACAGAGAAGGTTCTGCTTCTGCAATTGAAATTGCTGGTGGTACTTATCTAGAAAAGATGTTCGGCGGAGCTGAACTTTCATCTATCGGACAAGATTCTGACTTCGCATTAAATAGACAAAATGGTAACATCCAACTTCAAGAAGCTACTGCTGCTGGAGATGTAATCTCTGCTGGTTCTTCTGATACTAAAGGAAATGTTGTCTCTGGTTCTGCTTCTGGTGGTAATTTTAACTTATCAACTGACGGGAACAATAGACCTTCTGAAATGGTTATAGTAGTAGATGCAACAAGAGTAGATCCTAGAACGATCAACCTTGCTGTTGGTTCTACAATTACTATCTCTAATCAAGGTTCTAACATTATGAGAGTTATGGCATCTAGTGCTAGTGCTCTTAGAGAAATTCAACCTAACGATTATGTTTATATTACTAATCGTGGAGATATCGACAACTCTGGTACTGGTAATTGGGTAGACATCAAATCATGTGGTCTATTCAAAGTAACTTCTAAAGGTGAACACACAACTGATGGAACTGATACTTATATTGAAGTTGTAAACGTCGATATGGTTGTTGGTGGACCTTACTCTGTACAAGATAGTTTAGATGTGCAAGCATTCTATTCTGATAAATATCCTCAACTTTGGAAAGGCACTATGACTGCCAATCCAGCTGCTGCTTCTATTCAAAGTGTTGTTAACTCTATCATTGATAATATTCGCGGTGCTTCGGCTTCCGTATTTAGAACTAACTTCATTAAGATGACATCAATAACTGAAGAGGGTGGATCAATCGCTGTGCCAGTTGCTGTAGGTAGTGCGTCTACTCAATTATTTGAAACAGGTGGAATCCAGAAGACTGGAACTACTTCTCATATTGCTAACAAAGTAGAAGACTCTGACGTTTTCACTATGTTCAAAAGAACAGCTCCAGAAAACGACACAGTTTGGTTAGATAGATATACTTACACGGATACAAGAGGATCTTTAACTTCTGCTGTTGAGCCAAGTAAAGATGGTTCTGGTACATACTCTGAAACTCTTACAGATACTAATGCAAGCTTCAATGCTGATCTATCTTATGATGATGCTCTTGCAATTACATCTGGACAGAACAAGCAACAAACTAGAGAAATTAAAGCAATCATTGACAATAACAACGTAGGAACACGTAATGCGATTCCTAGAACTCTTATGGATTACAATGTCTCTGATGAATATCAAGTTGTTAAGAATCTTGAGTTCTCAGCTGAAGATAGCTTAGTTGCTATTATTGACAATGATGCAGTTGCTAAGACAATCGATATTTCATTCTCTAGAACTGGTCAAATCAATACTGGTTCTCAGATGTCAATTTTCAACCCAACGAATTATGCCTTCTCTGCTAATGATGCAGATAATGAAGTAGGAATAGATTTTGGGACATTGAGCGTATGGGGAACTTTACCTACTCAATCTAATGCTAACTTCAATGATTATGCTGTTTGGTTTAAAGCTAGAAACTACTACGTATCTAACGGTGCAAGTATCGTTCTAAGAGCTAAAGAATACGGACCAATTGGTGATAAAGTAAGATTCAATATAGACTATCCTGGTTCTGTAAACCTAGCAAGTACTATATCTCACACTAACTCTGCCAATGAAACTCTTGTTACTTATACATTTGGTTCTGGTCCAGCTGTTATTACTAATATCGCTCCAGGTGATCAATTCACTGTAACTAGCTTAGGTGGTTATAACTATAGAATTACATTCCCAGTTACTGCCACAGTAAACAACATCAACGTTGGTGATACAATCACTATCTTAGAAGCTTCTGGTTTCTCTGCTGCTAACTCTGGAACATTTAGAATTAACGCAAAGAGTGATGTCAATAGAACCATCGATATTTACAATCCAAATGGAGTTGCAACTATCGTTGGTAACCCAGCTATTCATTCAGTTCAATGTACTGCCGATGTTGCCAACAACAAAGACGGAACGTACTTCGTTCTTAACGCTCCAAACGGAGATACAGTTAAGTTCTGGTATGACATGAACAACGGTGGAACTATTGAGCCAGCAATTGGACTCACAACAAGATCTTGGGAAATCAATCCTGCAACAGGTGCTTCTGCTGTTAACATGGCAACACTTACTGCAGCTGCAATCTTAAACGATCCTGCTTTTGCTACCGCAACTAATGGCGGTGGTACATTAAGTTTAATTACTGTAACAAATACTGACAATGGACCAAGTGCACAAGGATTCAACGGATCGCCAACTCCTGGTTTTACTTTCACCCTAATTACTCCTGGTATTGCCGATATTTTCGAAACAGTTAACATTGTTTCTAATATCTATGCCTACCCATTAACTGGCACTGCTACAAGTGCTATCGTTGCTAAAATCAATGAAGGAGAGATTCTTGAAGCTGTAGTAGTTACTGCTGGTACATTTAATAAAGCCACAAGAGAAGAGAATTCAGTAGTTGTAGATCAACTTGCTTACGGACACAATCCAAACCCTGGAAGTGGACTTAATGAAGATGTTGGTTTATATGACTCTATAAGTTATGTATTAACTTTCCAAAACCCTAACCCTAACTTCCAATTAAAGATTCCTCTTTTATTAAGTGGAGCTTCACCCGCTTATGCAATGGATACAACAACTAACGTTGATGGTTCTGTTGGTGAGAAGTTTAAACTTGTTCCAATTACTATTGATAACATTGAGCACCAACTTACTCAGAGAGCTCTATCTCAATTAGATATTGTTTCTGATGTTGATATCTCTAACTCTGGAAAGAAAATCCAATTGAAGTCTCAACTTCTTGGATCTAACGGAGCTATCGAGATTGTCGGCGGTAGAGCTAATGATGCTTCTTTCAAATTGATTGGCGATGCACAAATCAGCACTGATGGTGGAGATAACTATCTAGAAGTAAAGATTCCTGCTTCTCCTAACACTCTTTCTCCAGGACAACACGTTGTTCTAGAAAACGAGCACGGTGTCGAAAGACTCAATCGTCAGATTGGGACAGATAGTATGAACGTAGTGAAAATCAATGATAATACATTTGAGTACAGATACAACGCTAAGGCAACTAACTTTGATCAATATGTTAATATCACTATTGCTGATGCTAACGGAATAGATCCTACAAGTTATCCAACTCCAGGAATCGTTTGGAGATGGACTCACTCTGATGGTGGAAGTTCTGTTTCTTTAACTGATGTTGCTGTTGGTACAGTTGGTGCTCAACCTGGTGCATACAATGCTGCTGGTTCTTTGGGTTCAGCTACTAATACAGTTATCAGTGTAATTAATCCTGGTACGGTTTCTACTCCATTGTCTTTTAGAATTACAATGATTGGTCAACCAGTTCAAGCTGATTATATTACTTTCAGAAACTCTGCTGGTGATACATATGCTATCAACTTTGATATCAACAATGCTGGCACATTACCATCTGGAGCTACATACTTATCTGCCACTAATAAAGTTGAGATAAATATCTTAAGTACTGATACTCCAAACATGATCATGGGCAAGATCGTTTCTGCTCTATTGACTTTTGGTATTGCAAGTGATTTCAACACTGATATTAGCCCTGCTGCTAGTTTAGCCTCTGTTAGAGAAGGTAACCTTGTTAATCCAATTGGAACTTTAACTGGATGGTCTAACTCTAATAAATCTCTTAATGCTGGTGATTCTATCGTTGGTGGATATCCAATCGTAAAAGTAAATGCTGCTTCTAAGTGGTTTGATGTTGTTAACCCAAGTGGTATAGCAATGGCATCTACTGCAATCAGCGCTGCATCTCAAATCTTAATATCTTCTACTCCTATAATTGAGTGGAAACTAGGTCACTCTTCAAGAGTAGAGATTACTTCTGTGTCTGTAACTTCTAACGTAGCTACAGCAACAACTAATGGACCACATAAGCTTAATGTTGGAGATACATTCTCTGTTATTGATATTATTACTGGAGCAGCACCAAGTGTGCCTGGTTCTGGAACTGGTACTGTAATTGCAGTCTTAGGATTAAATCAATTTACATATGCAACTGCTGCCGCCAACTCTGTTGGACTACAACCAGCTGGATTCTTACTTAAAACTGGAAATACAAGAACTAGATATAAGATCGAAGCTCTTGGATATAACGGATTGAATAGGCTTTCAGTATATGATGGAGATAGTCCTCTGTTTAAATCATGTGGTGTTGCTGTTGATGACGTTCTTTCTATAAGTGGTACAACTTTTGGCGCTATCAACTCAGGAGAATTTATTGTTCTTGGTGTTGATGATACTTCAGTTATCTACAAGAATTCTAATGCTCAAGAAGAGCTTAATACTCTTGTTGCTTTCAATAACTTCCAGATTCCAGTTACTTGGATATCTAACTCTGACCAGATCACTGGTGCAGCTGGTTCATTCTCTAATCTTGCGGTTGGAACATGGGTTAAGAAGTTAACAGATGATGATACTAAGTATAGACAAGTTATAGCTTTAAACGCTGCAGCTAGTGCAGCCACAATCGTAACTCTTGGTGGAAACTATGATGGTGTAACTTCAGTTTCTGAAGGTATCTCTCTAGATCAGAACTCTGCAATTGGTACAGGTATGTACTTAGAAAATGAAGCAGATATCAAGTTTTACGAAGGTGACTCTGTTAAGACTAATGATATTATCTTCATTACTGAAAGCACAAATGCTAACTGGTTTGAAGTTGTTAACTCTGGAACATTCACTATCGATGCTTGGGGAACTAATGCATCTGATGGTAAAGTATTCTTGAGAGTTAAGAACGCTAACGGTATTGCTGAGACAAATGTTATCCAAGGTGTTGCAAACACTAAATTCTCTATAACTGAAGACTTTGAAAACAGATTCACAACTATTAAGCAGATTCACCACATCGCAATCGATGAGTTTAATCCTAATAGACGTATCATCTACTTAAGTCCAGGTAACAGAGCTTACAAGTGGGGACAGTCAAACGTCTCTTCTATTAAAGCTCTAGGTAAAATGAACTATAATAAAGATGTTGTTACTGGTGTCGATGGGTACTTGTACTACACTGGTCTACTTCGTAAAGTTCAACATATCATTGATGGTTTCGAACCAGATGCAGTTAACTTCCCAGGTAGAAAAGCTGTTGGTAGCTTAATTGAAGTTCTTCCTCCTCTACCAAGAAGAGTTGAAGTAGCGATTGATGTTACAACTCAAGATGGTGTTAACTTAAGTGAGATCAGCGATGAGATTACTTCTGCGATCATTAACTATGTTGATAGCTTAGGTGTTGGTCAAGATGTTATCCTTTCTGATATCATTGTAAGAGTTAAGAACATCGATGGTGTTGCCGCAGTAACGTTTATTACTCCAGTTCCATCTGAAGAAAGAATTCCTGTTTCTAGTAATGAAAAAGCGTTTATTGAAAATAGTGATATCTCAATAGCATAAGGTGTAAAATGGCTGACAATAAAAGTAGAGTAGACAACTTACATCAACAGATGCCAGCTCTCTTTAATACAAGAGAGAATGACAACTGGAAAGCCCTTATTGAGGCTATCGGTGAAGCTGATCAAGAAACTATTGAACTCATTGAAAGTGTTCGTGAGCAGTTCTTTATTAAGACAGCATCAAGACCATATATCGACAGACTTGGTACTGCGAACTTAGTTCAAAGACCTAGATTCGTTGGTATGGAAGATACTAACTTCAGAAAATTCATTCCTATTATGTCATATCAACCTAAACAAGTAAAGCTTATCTTAGATGATCTATTAGACTTGTTCTTCTTTAAGGAAAGTACTACTTCTTTTATTTCTAGTGGAAAGAACCAACCGTTCGTTCTACAAGATGGTTGGGAACTAGAGTATGACGTTGATTCTGTCTATGACGAAAGAATCTCTTTCAAAGCCGATGACTTTACTAACATTGGGGCAGCTACTGCTAATGAAATCGTAGCAGCAATCAATAGACAGTCTGTTCATTCTTATGCTATTGCATTTGAAAACTCACTCACAAAACAAACAAATATTAAGATCTTCAGTAAGACGATCGGTTCTAAAGGTTCTATTGAAATTACTGGTGGTCGTGCAGACATTGGATTTCAATTCGAAGGTTTCAACACAGAAGCTGGCCAAGGTGTAAACACTGAATGGCAAGTAACTAAGATCGGAGATACAACATCTCTAAGATTCACTGGAAACGGTGGTTCGCCTGCTATTGATAAACTTCAGATCGGTGACGTTGTAATTATAACGAGACCTGGAAATGAAGGTTCATTCATTATTACTAATGTAGACTCAGTTACAGATACAATTAGATATACTAACTTATTCTCTACTGTTGAAACCTTCGTAAGTGATGCAAACAATGATGTAAAGTTCTTTACTCCATTCAAAGCTAATATCTATTTAAAAGATAGAAAGGCTGCTGTCTGGGAAGTAAGACCAGGAGAAATTATTGTTGAGATACCTCCATCTCCACCAGTTGTTAGAAGAAAGAGAGTAGGTTCTGCCCACATCTCTGGATCTGATGCTATTGTTATTAATACTCCAGATAGAAGTACATTAGAATTAAATGATGCTTCTACTTTCCCAGATAGTGGTAAGATCTTCTTTATTCCTAATAATGAGATACAGACGTACTTCCCAAATGAGGGAGATACTACTTCTTTTCAATATAAGAGTAGACTTAGTTCTGATCTACCAACATACACTTACACAAGCAAGAGTGGAAACACTCTACAAGGGATAACCCCTCTTCTTCCAATATTAGCTGGTATTAACCAGACTAACCTTGTTTCTGCAAACAGAAACTCTAGTAATATACTCACAGTAACAACAGCAATACCACATGGTCTTGAAGTTGGAAACTCTGCTATTATAGCTGGAGCTACGCAGGGACCTGGAACTGGTGCTTCAACTAATGGAAGTTGGAAAGTGTTATCTGTTGTGAGTGCAACTGTATTTACAGCTTATTCATTCTCTGGTCCACTTGGAGCTAAGACTTCAACCGGTGGAACTCTGAGAACAGAAAGACCGGGTTTAGCTAACTCTGGCTCGATCGTTGTTCTGAGTACTGCTGTTCTACAACCAGACAGACTTGGACCATATCTATGGGATGAGAATGCTGATTTCGTTCTCTCATCTTTAACAGCTGATTTAACAGTTGAGATAAAGGCTGGATCTACTAAGAGAAACGTAGAGGTTACAACTAACGATATTCCAAATGCTGACTGCAGAATCATATTTGACTTCGGAACTGAGAAGCAAGAAGGTCCAGTTAGATGCTTCTATAAACCCAATTCTAATGCTTTAGCTATCGACCCATCATATGTGTTTAAATTTACTCATGATGTCGGAAGCAGTGTTACTATGATTAGAAGACGTGGTGGTATTGTATTTGGTGGAGTTGGAGCTGAATATGCGGGATACATCACAGATCCAGCAGCAGCAAGAGAAGTATTACAAGAGCTTATGCAGGAAGTTAAGTCCGTTGGGATTTTCATAAACTTCCTTATTAGATATCCTAAAATATACTACGGGACAATCGATGTGTACAGAAGTGGCACCGATCCCGATGAAGTAAATCAGTAATACTTCAAGCGAATAAGCTCGTAACTGGTATAATTTAGAAGTGCATTTCAACAAGGAAAAGGTATGGCAGTACTTGGGCGTTTATTAGTTAGTTCAGCGGAGCGTCTAGATCTTCCTGACTTTCTGTCTATAGATTCATATACTCAAGGTGATTTTAAGTACTTAATGAAATCATTCGTTGGGGATGATAAGCCCTTTGTTTTAAAGGGATTTGATGTAATCAACCCTAATAACGCAGTTGGTACTCAGAACATTTCAATTAGAGTAGCAGATTCAATAGTTTACTATCCTGGTTCTTCAGCCGGTCCTTATTTTCATGGGCTTAGCGAAGGCAATCTACTCTCAGCTCCACTAGTTCCAGAACTTCGTAAAAACGCCACAAACTACGTATATCTAACTCTTACAACTATCGACGCAGCTAAAGATACTAGAGCTTTCTGGGACCCAGATAAAGAAGCTGGAAACGGTGGAGAGTTCACTCAAGACGTAAACACTCAGACGGTACTTACTGCTACAGTAAACGTATCAGTTTCTTCGTTCCCAGATAATACAGTCCCTCTTTGTAAAGTTGTTGTTGGAACGAACTTCATCACATCTATTACAGATGCTAGAGACATGATGTTCAGATTGGGATCTGGTGGTCTTAATCCAAACCCATTGAACAGATATGCTTGGAGAGAAGAACCATCTTCTGTCTATGCTAGAAAAGAACCAAACGTCACTATGTCAAGTGCCTTAGATGCTAACCCATTTAAAGGTGGAGATAAGAACATCCAATCTCTTAAGGAGTGGATGGACGCGATTATGACTAAGCTTGCTGAGCTTGGTGGTACTACTTACTGGTATGAGAATACTTCAGTATTCAACTTAATCAATGTATTCGAAGATGCTCTTGCAACCTCTATTAAATCTAAAGGTTCATGGGCTGCAAGTGATATGACTCCAGGTCTATTAGTTTGGACTGAAGATCTTATCATTCAATCAACTAACGATTCAAGAGATACTATAATCAGAGCTGGCTCTGAGCAATTAGAAAATAACGAAGTAATGTACATCAATAGAGTTAGAGGCGCAGCCGTTAATTCTGGAAGTGTAGATGTTCAATGGATCAATGGTGTAAACTATGTTAATGGTAGCCTTGGTGCTTTTGAAAACCTAAGTAAAGGTGACTGGATTAAGAAAGCTGATGATCCAGATAGTTTATATTATAGAGTTGAAGAGCTATATGCAGGATTGAATCTTGCTGGTGGCGTAACTTCTCCTTCTAATGCTTTATCAGTAAAGCTAAGCGGAAACTATGCTGGTTCTTCTGAATCTAAACAAGCTGTATATTCTAAAGGGATCTATCTTTCATCTGACGTAGAAGTCGATGATAGAGGCTCTGTTGCTATTGATGCTTTAGGTGGAAATTTCTATTGGCTTGCTATGCGATCAGATACGATCATGGCAATCTCAAATATTGTAACTACTCAACTTCTTTGTACAATCACAGAGAGTGATGGAGTTACAGCAAAAGTTCTTTCTACTGCTCACGGTTTAGCTGATGGCCAGAGAGTTACATTTGCAGATACAGTTAACTTCAATGGTACATATACTGTAGAAGTTGAAGATGCTAACACATTCTACATTAGATTCTCTGCTGGTCCATTCGCAGATGAAATCGGTGTTCACTGCTCTTATGCTGTGATAACAACTACTTCAAGAAGTTCTGCTAACGGTATCGTTTTAGAATCTGCTAACCATGGATTCAAGACTGACCAGAAGATCATAATCTCTGATACAACTAACTATAATGCTGATAAACAAGTATTCGTTCTTTCTCCAACTAGCTTTTCAATTCCAGTAATTGGAATGATTGCTACTGAGACATCTGGTTTAGCAACTACTGCCAATATCTATGTAAGAACTGATGTTGGACCTACTCGTCTTGACAGAGGGGAATCTAAGGGTATTGGCGATCTTACTACTGAAAACCTAATGGCTTTCATTGGTATGCAGAATGATGCACAAACGTATCCTCAGTACCATAACCCAACAGGTTACAATGCTTTATTTGGTCAGGAAAATTACAATTCTGTTATTACAGATAGTTTAACATCTAGAGCTTCTAAACTTACTGCAATGATGGCAGATAAGACTCAAGACAAGACTATTAAGTATGCTGAGAATTTTAACTCAATCAATAACCTAACTAATGGTTCGGCACAGGACATTACATTCGTTGCAGCTGGTACTCCAACTTTAGATATCATCCTTCCTAGTTCAACTGACTTTCAAAATACAATGACCTTAACTGGAACATTGTCTCTTGAACAAAATGAAGTTGCATATATTGAGATTGATAGAAACAATGGTTTTTCATATGCCAACCTTGGCTCTATAGCAATTACAACATTAGATCAACTTCCTCTAGATGAGAACGTCTTAGTATTTGCATACAGACTTACTGGCGTAGAAGTTTACCTATATTCTAATAAGAAACTTAAACTCGGTGGTAACCCTTTAAATAGCGGTGCTGGAGTTATTAAAGTTAATATGCATGATCCTCTTTCTACAACTCTCCCAACGGGTGTAGTTATTGTAGATGGTGTAACTGTCGTAGACATGGACAAGGTCTTGTTTACAGGTCTTACTTCAAATCCTAATAGAATCTACTCTGCTGTTGTTAATGTAGGTAGCGTAACTAGTTGGAATCCAGAGTATGAGTTCGCAGGATTTCAAGATCCTTCTGCTGGTGACCTAGTAATAGTAACTGAAGGTACTCTTTTTGGAGAGCAACTTGCTAAGTTTACAGGGACTGAGTTTGTCTTCAATGATAAAGTAAGATACTTCAATGGTACAGATTATTTTGAACAAAGTTCACTTTACTCATCAACTCTATTAAACAACCAACCAACTCCTCAAGATGTAACTACTTTTAATTACAGTGGTTCTGAATACTCTATTATGGAATACTCAGTATCTAGAGGAACAGCTAGGGAGACCGGTATGTTGATTATGTCAACTGACGGTACTAACGTGGCTATCGCTCAATATGGGGCCAATCTATCTTCAGCTGGTATCGAACTATCTGCTGATATTTCTGGTGCTCTTCTAAGAGTTAGATATACATCTGATAACAGTGGTTCAGCTGGGATCATCAAATTCTCAATGAGAAGATGGTCTAATGCAGCCGGTGGACCAAGTGGTATCCCATCTTATACAGGTGGAGCTGGAACAGGAAGTGTTACTTCTTCTGGTGTTCCAATGAACGGTGAAGTAGCTATCTTTACAACTTCTACTGATATTACTGGTAACGCTAATTTTAAATTTGACACAGCTACGTCTTCTTTAGATCTCAATGGTTTAAAGATCGGTTCTCTACAAACTGTAAGTTTGCTAGACAATTCTACGGGCGCAGTTCTGGTATCATATGATAGTACTTTATATCCGTTTTCTATAATCGAATATTCAATTGTAAGAAGCGGGGAAAGACGAGTTGGAAGACTGATGATAACACATAATGGTACGATTACCAACATGTCGGATGACTCAAGTATGACAACGGATTTAGGGGTATATTTCGATTCTGATCTAAGTGGATCAAATATAAGATTGAAATACACAACTACGTCAACTGGTTTTAATGCAACAATGAAATTATCTATAAAAAGATGGGCTTAATAAGGAGAGAATATGTCTAAACGGTTTAATATTGATGGTAAATTAACGATCACCTCAGCTGAGGCAATGACGTTACCTAGGTTAGCTTCAGATCCAGTATCAGGAATGGTTGCTGGTGATATGTACTACAACACGGCTTCTAATAGAATCCGTTATTTTGATGGTACAATTTGGGATGCCATTGCAACTGGAGATGTTTCTCTAGTTGGTCAAATCTTAAATGAAAATGAAGTCCTTATCGGGGATCCTTCTGATGAATCAGCAGCTGTTGATACAAGTATAGAAGGAGATATCCTTGCGGATTCAACTAACGGCCTTACAATTAAAGCTGGTGCAGTTGCAGACGGCGAAGTTGCTTCGGGTGCAAACATCCAAAGATCTAAGCTTGCTTCTGGAACAGCTAACAGAGTCGTAGTAAACGACGCTGGTGGCGTAATGTCTGATGCTGCTGCAATTACAGCTGCAAGAGCTTTAATCTCAGATGCTAACGGAATCCCAACTCACTCTACTGTTACAAGTACAGAACTTGGATATTCTTCTGGTGTTACTTCTGCAATTCAAACTCAATTAAACTCTAAAATTCCTGCCACAGAAAAAGGTGCTGCACTTGGTGTTGCAACACTTGATGCTGGTGGTAAAGTTCCAGTCTCTCAACTTCCTTCGGCTGTAATGACTTATGAAGGTGTTTGGGCAGCGGATACAAATACTCCGACATTAGCTGATGGTGTTGGTGATGCAGGTATGGTTTACCGTGTTACTGGTTCTGGCTCTGTTAATTTTGGTTCGGGGTCTATTTCATTTAATGCTGGTGATTATGTTATCTATTCAGGTACTATTTGGCAAAAATCTGATGGAACAGATGCTGTTGTTTCAGTTAATGGATACCAAGGTGTTGTAATCATTGGAACTGATGATGTTGCAGAAGGTGTAACTAATCTTTATTTCCAAGTTGAAAGAGCTCAAAATGCTACTGGTGCAATGGTTGCCAACAGTTCTAAAGTATCTTTAACATATGTGGATGCAACTCCATCTTTAACAGCTGATATCATCGCTGGTTCATTAGTAAATGCGGACATCAATGCTTCTGCTGCTATAGACGCAACTAAGATTGCAGATGGCTCAGTTTCAAATACTGAATTTCAATATCTTGATGGTGTTACTTCTGGAATCCAAACTCAATTAGGTGGAAAAGCTAATTTAGCTCTATCTAATTTAGCTTCAACTGCAGTAAACGTAGACATTCTTCCTGGTGTGACTAATTCAGTTGACTTAGGGAGTGCATCTTTTAGATTTGCCGAAGCTCATGCTCAAGACGTAAGATTAGAAAAATCTTATCATAAATCAGCAACATCTACAATTTTATCTCTCACTGAAGTAGTTCAAGCTGCAGTACCTTCAGCAACAGCATCTTTTATTGATGCATATTCATTTGCTCTTTCTACTTCTAAAGTAGGGACTCTGGATTACACTGTTGTAGAAGCAGTAACAGGTGAATATAGGTCTGGACAAGTTCAATTTGCAGTTAAAGCAGATGGTTCAAGCATTGGGTATAACGATACTTATACAGAGTCTGGTGTAATAGGTAACGGAATAGAGTTTCAGGTTGTCTTTAGTTCTGGAAACGTTCTTCTACAAGTTAGAGGAACATCTGCGAACTCAGCTACTGTAGTAGTTACTTCGAAATTGATCGTTGGTATATAATTAATTAAGCGAGGGTTTACTCCCTCGCTCTTTACTGGAAATGAAGGTAAATAATGTCTAAAAAAGCTTTTAAAGTCAAGAATACTTTATCTCTTGCAGAAACATCTCGTCAAGTTGATTCAACTATTGGTGACATGTATTACGATACTATTAAAGGAAACTTTGCTCACAAGGTAGACTATTGGTCTTTCTTGGAATCTAAAGTAGATATTGCATACATTGCTGATATCACATCCGCTTATTTTACAGAGTCTATAGCTGAAAACGCTATTATTAAAATCACTGGCTCTCCAGTGAGTGCTTTTAATTTACATGGTATTGTAAGAAATAATAATGCTAAAATAATTCATATATATAATGACACAACTCAAAAGATGGTTATAAAACATGAATCCATAACAGAACCGGTTGCTGGAAACAGAATAACAACTCCTAAAGGTACTGATATGAGTATTGCTAAGAAGAGTTTAGTTATTATTTTCTTTGATGATTCTGCAGGTAATTGGATTGCTATTCAAGCCTCTGGTGGATCTGGTGGAACATCATTTGATCAAGTTCAACCTTCACATGGTTTTACTCTTTTTACTCCTATATATCATGATGGTACAGTCTGGCAAGAAGCGCAAGCAAATGCAGCTAATACATTAGCAACATATGTTGTAACAGAATTTTCAACAAATGCTTTTACCGCTACAAAATTTGGAGTTATTGAAGCACCTTCTCATGGTTTAACACCTGGAGAGTTTTACTACGTATCAAAAGACGTTGCCGGTGATATAACAATTACAGAACCAATTTTTGGATATTCTAATCCAGTAATTTATGTACAAGACACAGAGATAGTTCATATTATGGCACATAGACCATCTTTAATTGGAGATGGTAATGTCTCAGATTCAGAAATCGGAGCCATCGTTGCCTTTCCTTCAGCTATTGAGCCAGTAGGGTTTTTATATGCTGATGGTAGAGAAGTTTCTAGAACAATATATGGTGAGTTGTTTAATAAAATAGGAGTTATGTACGGGTATGGTAATAATTCTACAACATTTAATTTACCGGATTTAAGAGGTCAGTTTTTAAGAGGTGGGGTTGAATTTCAAACCTACTCATTTACAACTACTGATGTTGATATTATAAATGATACAATTTCAATACCAAATCATAAATTTCAACATACTGGTGTTAAAATTAGATTTGTTACTGGTGGAGGATTACCTTCGCCTTTAGCTGCTGGAACAAACTATTTTGTAATCTATGTAGATAGTAATACAATTAAAATAGCTACATCTCTAGCAAACGCTAAATCTAATATTATGTTAAATTTAACTTCAGTAGGTGTAGGAACCAACTCTATTCAACAATATCTTGATCCAGATGCAGCTTCACGCTATTCATTACAAAATGGTGGTAATACAGGTGCTACTTTTGGAGCAGCACAAGATGATGAATTTGAATCACATACACACTTAGGTGGAGTCTATACAGTTGTAAATGGTTTTGCCGCAGGTAACCCTCCATACTCTGGCTCAAGTCAAACAACACCAACACAACCTACTGGTGGCACTGAAACTCGTCCACAAAACATTACAGTAGGATTCTTTATTAGATACGCAGCTAAAGGCGCTATTAAGGGAGAAGCACTTCCTGTTGGTACAATGCTAACTTTTGCCGGACCAACAATCAATATACCTAATGGGTTTCTATTGTGTGATGGATCTTCTATAAATAGAGATGATTACACAGATCTATTTGCAGCAATCGGAACATCTTGGGGAACTGCGACTGGAACAACATTTAATTTACCAGATACAAGAGGATTATTTCTAAGGGGTGTTGATGGTTTGGCAGCAAGAGATCCAGATTCAGCATCTAGGATAGCAATAAATTCTGGTGGTAACATCGGAAATAATGTTGGTTCTTTTCAAAATGATGAATTTGAATCACACACACACACCCATCATACTTCGGGTAGTTTAACTGCTGGTGCCGGTGGTGGAGCAGGTCAGCAAGGTGATATAACTGGAGCAACTGGTGGAAATGAAACAAGGCCTAAAAACGTATATGTAAATTACATTATTAGGTATTAAATGGATTTTATAGCTTATCAATATGATGTGTTGAATTTTCAGTACCTTGGTGAAGTTGAATGTCAAAGGGATCCCAAAAGAAATGTTCCTTTACTTCCAGCGAATAGTACAAAAATTAAGCCACCTGAATTGCAAGAAAATGAATTTATCGTATTTAATATAGAAAAGCAAAAATGGATAAAAAAGATAAGAAAACATAGTCCGTTAAAAATAGATTCCTCTTTAGAAGATGCATTAAAATTGCTAAAAAATCCTTCTAAAGAAAACATAAAGGATGCGATTGGCATCCTTATTAACTTATTGTAATTTGGAGACAACATGAGTAAAAGTATAGCAGTTGGCGGAGCTCAGAATGATGGTTTTGTAGGGGATGTAATTACATCAACTTTAACAGAAGCTCAATTTCAAGCACAAAGAAATGGAACGTGGGTCCTTATGGATGGCAGAAATGTGAACGGCTCTAAGTATGCATCTATTACTGGAACTTCTGTAATTCCGGATGGTAGAGGGCAATTTCTTCGTGGTAAAAATAACGGAAGAGGAGATGGGCAAGAAAATCCAGCTGGAGATTTAATCATTGGTACTCAACAAACAGATGAATTTAAATCTCATTTTCATTCTATGGCTGGGTCATTTCTAAATAATGGTTTAGCAGGTGGTGGTCAAGGAGTATTAACTCAATCTGGTGCTACAAACACTGGAGATACTGGTGGTTTAGAAACACGCCCTAAAAATATTACAGTCAACTTCTTTATTAAGATCAATTAGCTGATACAATAGAACTAATATAACCACTTCGACAGTGACGAGAGGAACAAATGTCTAAAAAATCTTTTAAGATTGATAAATCAATCGTACTTAAACCAGTAGATTTAACAACTCTAACTTCGCCACAAGAAGGTGAGTTAGCAATTGATATCAATGATAGCAACAAACTAAAAAAATATTCAACAATATCTTCAACTTGGGTTGAAATAGGATCTGGAGGAACAACTACTCTATCATCACTTACAGATGTTACCTTAACTTCTCCTATAAATGAACAATACATAGTATATGATACTTCTACTTCTAAATGGATAAACAAAACCCAATCTTTGGAAGATTCTATCCTATTACGTCAGAATTTCGACTATGCACTTACAACTGATTTCACGCAAACTGGTCTTGCAATTTCTACAGCTAACCCTATTCGCGGTTTAAAATCTGCACAGTTAATTTCCGCAGGTGTTACTCAAAGCTTTAAAAAAGTTTTAGCAGTTGACCCAGAATTTAGAGGTAAGAATAATACTCTCAGTATTTACACACGTTCAAGTGCTACTCAGGGTAACGTTACAATTTTAATTTACGACGAAACGAATGCAGCTAACTTAGCAGCTTCTCAAGCTATTACTTTAGGCTCAACAACAATTACTGCAACAACAACTTCAGCTTCAGCTACGTTGTCTGCAATTTCTACCACTGACATTAACAAACTTAAAGTAGGACAGACCATTACAGGTGCTGGTATCCCTACTGGAACGATTATCTCAGCTATCAGTACGTCTACTGCTACAATGTCACAGAGCGCTTCTGCTTCTGCTACAATTACAGCTAAGATTTCTGCCTTACCAGCAAGACAAGCTTTCACTTTTGATATTCCAAATAACTGTGCAAGTATTTCATACACAATTTCTGCATTAGCTGAAACAGGTTCACCGGAATCTTATTTTGACGATATCAGTATAAAGCTTACTGAAGTTGCAAAAACTACTGCAAGTGTTACCGTTCCGAAAGCCGTATTAAATACAGATGCTGCTGATATTTCATCTGCTGGTGTTTTACTTTCAACTACTGCTAACTTTATTCAGTCAATAACAAATCCTTCTGCTGGAAACTATGTAATTACATTTGTTTCGGGATATTTCTCAGTAACTCCTGCGATAAACGTAACAATTGCATCTACAGCTTCTACTGCTCCAGTAATTACTGCTCAGTCGGCAAGTTCTGTAAGTATAACTTTGTACGACACCGTACCAAGAGGGTCTGCTGTAAGTGCTCCGTTTAATATTCACGTTACAAAACAAGGTGTTGACTTTGTAAATCCACTTACTGCTACAGAAAGCAAAACAATCGATTTAACTTCTGCTCAGTTGGTGCAGACTCCTGATAGTTACTTGCAGATGAATGGTTTTGGTGCTTCTTTAGCTTCTACAGCCACTCAAATTATGTATCTCACTTCGAATACAATTGTATCGAACGTTGGAGATGCTATTCAGTATGTTTCTGATAGCGTAAACGGTGACAAGTTTATAGCTCTAAGAGATGGAGAGTTTAAGTTTAACTTGTCTGGAGATTTTATCTCCGCTGCTGGAGTAATTGGATTATCTAAAAATACTACTCAATTAACCACTGCTTATAACAGCTTATCTAATGCATCTGAAAGATTGATGTTATCAACAAACTCTGACATTGCAGTTATATCTTGGTCTGGTAAATTAAATACCGGAGATACTTTAAGATTACACAATGTAAACGCAACTGGAATAAGTGCTGGGTATGCAACAAGTATCAGCTTCTCTTACAATGGAGCTTTAAAACAACTCAACTTCTCCACAGATTCTAAAATAACAATCCCAACTCACCAGTTACGTTTTGAAGGTGCAAGTTCTCGCGGTAGCACAGATACAGCTATTGTAAAGTTCGATACGCAAGCAATTACTCAGGGTGATGCTTGGAGTGTTGTAAATACTGCTGCCAACGGTACTGTAATTACGATGCTGAAAGCTGGGAAGTTGAGTGTAAGTACTAATTTGATCCCATCTGGTGCAGGTTCTAGTATTCAGATTACAAAAAACCAACAAACAAAAACTGCTATCAGTGCAGTAGCTTCTGAAATAATGGCAAGTTCATATATTGGTATCGCTGCCAGACCTCACGCATCTAGCACTTTTGACGTAAATGTTGGAGATGCAATTAGAGTAACTGCTGAATCTGCTCCAAGTGCTAACGTTGGAAACATGATCACACTCTCACTCACAGAAACCAGCATCCCTGCTAACTTTTCAAATGTGTTACCGCAATGGTCGCAGAGTGATTCAGCGATTCAATTAAATACAGCGAATGGATACGGATCGACTGGAACTAAAATTAGAAGGTTCAGCAATACTTTTAATAATATTGGAACTGCTATTACTTATGTGGATAGTGCTACTAATGGTGCAAGCTTTACAATAAACGAAGACGGACTTTATAGCATTACTTATACCGACATTGCTGATTCGGGTGGTGGGACATTTGGTATATCTAAAAATGCTAGCTCACTGTCTGTTAATATAACTTCCTTAACTGCTCCAGAAATGTTGGCTAACCAATTGGTTCCAGTTGGAACAATTGCTAATTGTGCTTGGTCGAATTACTTATTAAAAGGCGATGTAATACGTCCTCACTCTGAGGGAATGACATCTACACAAAATAAATTTTCTAATTTTCAAATCTCAAAAGTCGGCAAGCCAAATCTCAGCAGCGTAGATGTTACAAGTTTTGTTAACATGAAAACTACTGATACTGAAGCTATCGAAGCATTAACTGCCACTTCAACTTTCGGATCAACAAATACAGGTGTTCCAGTTTTAAGCATTACGAAGAATACAAATCTTGGTGTAATTCGTGTAGATAGTTCCGCTGCAAATGGTACAAGTTTTGTTGCTTTAAAAGATTGCGAAGTTAAAATTAGCACAGCATTTTCAGCCGTAGCTACAACATCTGCATCTGTTTACATAACAAGAAATGCAACAATACTTACTAGTACTGCTCCAGATGGACAAATAAGAAGTGGTACAAACCAAACAGGAACCACAAATACTGATATCTCTGCAAACATTAAGTTAGTAGCTGGGGATACCCTTAGAATTCAAAAGAGTGGTGCAACTGTTACTTTTAGTGGTGTAACACTCGCAGCAACAGCAGACAACAACGCCACAGCTTCACCAACTCAGCAAGTATCCTCAGACACAATGTCTTTCGCTTTTAAAGCTACTGCAATAGACCCTGCTACAGACGCTATTGGGACGTTTAATACTTACACTTACGCTAGTGGTGGGAATACTGCAACAATAGCAGCGAGTGCTCCAACTCAAACTACTTCTAGTATGAATATAAACGGTATTCAAGTTTTTGCTAGAGCAGGTAACGCTACTTCTACTTCAGCTTCTCCAAGTAGAGTTGATATATTTATTGGTAAAGGATTACAGTCTGTAAACTTAGGATTGTTTAAATCTACAAGTAAAGTAAATTCTGGTATGTTGGATTATTCACAAGCCGATGGTAAGCTAGATGCATACGGATTAGCTATAAAGGATTATAATCCTACTACTGGTATCTTACAAATTGATGCTGGTCTGGTTCTTTATCCTGCTTCAAATACTACTCACACTCTTCAATTTTCAGATGCTACTGTTCAGACAAATGGTTACGTAGCATTTTCAGCTTCAAAAGCTCCAGTGTTAACTACTGTGCCGAATTTGCAAATGCGAGTGGCTTACTTGAGTGATGTTAAGGCTACCGCAACAAACGGTGGTGCAAGTATTGCTGCGACTTGGACAAATAGAGAGTTAAATACAATTGTAGATAATACTGGCATTGTAACAAGCTTAGCTTCCAATCAATTTGTATTATCTGCTGGAGTTTATTCTATAGAAGCTTCTGCTCCATTTTTCAGCACTACTACTAGTAAATTAAGATTGAGAAACATTACAGATTCTACAACTTTCGATGTTAGTGATTCTCACTATGCAAATACTACTACCTCATGTGTTCCATTGTTAAGAACTGAAATAACTTTAACTTCAGCTAAAACAATATCTCTTCAGTATTACGTTGGAGCAGCAGTAGCTACTAATGGTTTAGGGACGGCAGTAGGTGGTGGTGAGAATGAAAAATTTGCACAAGTTAAAATTACAAAAATTAAGTAACATTTGATTACAAACGTAGGAAATATGGAAGATAAAATGATGAAGTTTAAGCAAGAAATGCAGATTGAAAGTTTACGTAAGGAATAGGAATGAAACCAGTTGTATATTTTCGCGATGGATTCGGTCTTGTTACTGAAGCAGATCAAGCTACTGAAAATTGCAACTTGTTCTTTGCTCAGTATTTAGCGCTTTCAAAACCAGTGGTTACGGACTTGATATTTTTTCGTAGAAACATGCGCATGAAAATTAACGACCGCGGGTTGTATAATCGACGATCAATTGAACCTTTGCCAGTACGTTCAGTTTCAAAAGACGAGATACTGGGGTTTTTAACTGCTTCTAGTATATTGCATACTGAACATAAAAATAAGATCTGGCGGCACTTATTAACACATTTCGGTAGTTATAATAATACTGGAAGGTTGCTAGATTACTTACCGTTTAATCCTGGTAATTATTACAATTGGGGTCAATTACTGGAAAGTAAATTAAGCTACTTGTTTTTGCCATTTTTCGCGGCAAACCTATTAATTGCTTGTTCTAAAGAAAAACAAAACACTAGTAGTAAGATATTATATTCGCTGATTTTTAAAACAATGCCAAAAAGTAAATTAAACAACTTTATGTGTAGTTATTATGAACGAAAAATGAAAGCTCAGTATGGTGAAAATTATCTCCGCGGGCTTTATGAAATATACTTTAATTCAGAATCACGGACAGAATTTCCGTTATTTAAACTTGTAGGAGATATGTAATGTTAGATTTAGCAGCGCTTTTAAGGACTTTACAACTATACGCTCATCACGCGCATCATATCGCGGCTAGGGTCGTTTTTAATCAAGACCATGATATGCTTGCGGAAATCTACACAAAGGCTGAAACCGACTATGACGACGTTATAGAACGTTTTATTGGGTTGAAAGGAGATGAGAATCTCGATGAAAGCAAAGTATTGATGGTTGCTTGTCAAAAAGTTCAAGCTCTTCCAATGAAAGATACTAAAGAAAACAAAGAGTTACTGAAGGTTTGTTTAGATCTAATCACTCAAATCAACGCTAAAATCGAGCCGCTTTGTAAAGATCCAAAATCTACACAAGGATTTATACAGATGGTTGGTAACATTGCTGATAAAAATGAAGTACTTATGTACAAATTGAAACAAAGATTGAAATAACAGATACTTACTAGTATATTAACAACTATAGATGAGGAACATTTCGCCTCATTTTTAATTACAAGGGTTTATAATGAAAAAATTAAATGACATGGAAAAGAAGGCGAGTTCTAAGGTTTTAGGAGATTTAAGATCTCACGCTCAAAAAATGATGAAGCTTAAGCAAGAAATGCACTAACTATCTAACTTCATTTAATAATAGTTGGAAACTGATATTCTTAGTAAGGTTATAATTTATGAGTATTATAAAGGCTATTAAAGATAAGATGCAGGGTATCCCTGGTAAACGAAATCCAAAATGGCCTACTGTTCGTAAATATCATTTAAAAGCAAATCCTGCTTGTGCTGTATGTGGTGGAAAAGAAGTATTAGAAGTTCATCATAAATTACCTTTTCATCTTAATCCAACATTAGAACTTGATCCAGATAATTTAATAACACTATGTGAAAGTAAGAAGAATGGCGTAACTTGCCATTTATTTTTTGGTCACTGTGGTGACTACAAATCTTTCAATAAGAATGTTGAAGAAGATGCTAAGTCTTGGTGTGATAAAATAAGTAGTAGACCAAGGAGATAATTATGTTTGAATATTTTAAAATGGGATTTGGACTTGTTACAAAGCGTGATCCAACAACTGAAAATTGCAATCTATTTCTTGCTCAATATCATATTCTTAAGCATTTAAAAAGTGGTCTTACAGATGAAGATAGAGATTTTTTCATTGCCAACATGGAAACAAAAATCAATGCAAGAGGTTTATATAACCGTAGAAACATAGAATCAGCACCAACTAGAAGTATGTCTCAAGATGAGATCTTAGGCTTTCTTATATCTTCTAAATTATTAAACACACCAAATGGTGAGAAGATTTGGAATCATTTAAAGACTCATTTCGGTACTTACAATAATACTGGAAGACTTTCAGAATACGTCCCTTACAATCCAGCTAATTACTATTCGTGGGGACAGATAATGAACAGTAAGCTTAGTTACTTATTCTTACCTCTTTATGTTTGTAATCTAATGATTGCTATGCATAAAGATGCTAATGAAACATCTTCTAAGATAATGGATGCTATGGAATTTATGGTGATGCCAAAAACTTGGATTAATAAGATTCTATTTAAAATGTTTGAAAAACAAATGATAAAACAGTATGGACCTAATTATTTCAGTATAATGTTACATATTTATCATAATGCTGAAAGTGTAGACTTTCCAATATTTAAGGAGCTCTAATGGATTTAAAAGAAGTAAGAGCTTGGATTGCGAAGTTAAATAGTCTGGGTATTCCTATGCCAATGGTAAGAGATCCAAAAACTGGAGCTAGTAGTGTCTCATTGACATTAGTATTCTTATCTAGTATCTATGTTCAACTTGCTCTATTGAATTCATTCGCATTAATGTTTAAAGGAATCGACGTCACAAATGCTTTATATTGGCACGGCATGTGTGTAGCTTTATATTTCGGTAGATCTTATAAAAAAGATGGAGCTAAAGTTGAACTTGATGGCGAAGATAAAAAATAATCATTTAGTTTTCTATGCGCTTCATTATGTTGTTCTTTTGTCAATACTCGCAAATTCCAAGGTACATGCAATCCAGAAAATAAACAACTAAATTCTTTCAGTGGATAAATATGATGAACTTCATATTTTATTCCAGTTATTTTCTGTAAGGTTCCAACTAGTCTATATATTGCTTCAATTTGATTTTTAAACTTATTATTGGGTCCATTAAGTGTTGCATTGAGTTTTAATGCATTACGAGTGTTAACATGATTTCTCATCTTTCCAGCATTGATTTGTTGCCAAATTTTCTTTCCACTTTTAACATTAACTTCATTTGTCTTTTTATATTGTTTGTTATAAAATTTAAAATGATCACTATTGATTGTTTGCCATTTTTTATTTAATAATTTACGCTTTTCTTTATTATCTTGTCTATAAGTTTTACAACAAGAATTACAATAAGATTGAACTCCAAATTTACCTTTTGGATGTTTACTAAATTCAATTAATTCTTTGTTTACTTTACATTTTCCACAAGTTTTCATACGGGTTTAATATTTTTCATAAATATCCTAGCTAATTCCTCGTGAGATTGTGTACCAAGTATATCGTTCCAATCAATATCATCATGTTCAGTAATAGAATAATGAGTTGCTACTTCATTCTTAATCATCTTAGATAAACCTTTCATTCCTGGTTCATCAGAATCAAACGCAATGATAATCTTCTTACCAGCATTTTTCATCTCAATAAGTTTATCCATCTGATGCTTAGAAGTGCCACAACCTGAAGTTGCTACAACTTTAAATGGATTCTTTAAGACTCCACCATACATATTATTTAATGCTTGTTGAATACTAATTGCATTGAATGCACCTTCACAAACAATAATAGCTTTGATATTAGTTACGAAAGCATCTTGATTCCAATTATAGAACACAAGACCAAGTCTAGTACCTGGAAGTGTTAGTATCTTTGTTTCTTCACCATCATGAATCCATGGCTTAAGAAGTCTTGTTTGAGCGCCAACAAATGTGTTTCCAAAATAATAAGGAAACACTATTGCTTCACGTTCTGTATCAAAATACATATCACCTTTAATGTCTAATCCTCTACCTTTAATATAATCTACTCCAGCTTGTGCCTTTGGATCAGATAGAGATACATATGTCTTTGGCCATTCAAGTCTAGAAATTTCATTATTCTGAGCTTCTTTAAATTGAAAATCGCCTTGTAAGAAATCTTTAAGTTCTACTCCAGCATACTTACAGTAATCAATCAAAGAATATCCACGTTGACATGGACCATTACACCAACACCAAATGGCATTAGTATCTGGATCTGTATGCCAATGAACAGTATCATTTGATTTCTTACAGACCAAGCATTTCTTTGTATTCATATTATTCCTTAGAAAACCTTGATAACCATTGTACGAAATGTCCCTCAGCTTGCCCTTCTGACCTAAACATTAAGTATAGTAATGGACTTGATAAAATATCTCGTTCATCCATACCCTTAGTTTCGATAAGATATTCTTTCTTACTCATTTGTCTTGTTTCACAAATTAGTTTACCATTATCGCTCATTTTACCGCCGTACTTAGAGATAAACTCTGAATCTCTAGAAGTGTCTCTTAGTAACTTCTCAACCGGGGTTGCTTTTTGGTAAGTCCGAATCGGCTGAATGTCTTCAATAAGTTCATCGTCGCTTTCATCTTGTTCAGCTTCCACCGTCTCTTCAATATCTTGTTCCTTACTTTCGTCTTCAAGTGGTCCGTCATAGAACTCCTCTAAAGGTCTATTCGTTATCTTCGCTAATTTCATCGCTGTCTGTAAATCTTTTATTTTTGCCATCATCTAATCCTGCTTTATCCATTAGTTTTTGGATTTTATCTTTATTAATATTTTCTAAATGTTCTGGGGTAACTTCAACATATCTACCTTTATCAAACGCACAAGTAATCTTCTGACCTTGAAATCCAAATCGATCCTTACAGATTTTAAAATCTGTACTCTTATCTTCGAAGTTTGGAACAACTTCTAATACTACAGTTGAAGGTTCTAGAATACCTGGACACTCTTTAATACGAGAGTCAAGCTCAACGTTATTTCTCTTGCCAATTGAATGGAGTTGAGCAAACAGAACAACAGGAATATTAGAGCTTTTGATATACTGACCTAGAAAGATTCGGAAATCATCTAGAACAGAATACGTACTTCTCGTTGAATCAGCTGCCGAATATCTTACAAGTTGAAAGTAATCGATCATTACTGCTGAGTAGTCTTTCGTCTTAACCGCTTCAAGAGCATTTTTAACACCCTCAAGTTTCGTTGTTAGACCACCTTTATAATTTACATCTAATACCTTTACAAATTTAGAGATGGATGGAAATAGGAGAATACACTGCTTCTGATGTTCCAAAGGCATTGTGCCTTTCTTGTAATCATTGAAGTTATGTCCTAATTCTAAACACGCAATCCTATAGAGAACGTCTTGTTCAGGTTCTTCGTTTGCAATAACCAACGTCTTCTTCCCTTCTTTCCAAAGGGGATGAGAGATGTTTGCAGCGATCGTAGACTTACCATTACCTGTGTATGCACAGATTAGATATAGATTCTCTCTAGTAAATGGAATCGCAGCTGTTAATGCCTTATTAATGAATGTAATTTTCTCTTGTAACATTCTATTATAGTTTGCAATACTTTCATACATTCCTGTAATAGATTCTTTATTACCGAAGGACTCAACTTCATCGAATGAGACGGAGACATCTACAACAGAAGTATCAAGTCCAATAACACCATTGGTTTGTCTTTTATTACTGGGTGTAGCACTTAATGCTTTAGCAATTTGATCTGGGGTGAGCTTACTCATTGTCATCCTCCAAATCTACAGATAGGTTTTCCATTTCTTTTAAATCCTCTAAACTTATAGGTTCAATTTTAATCTTAGTCCAATCTAACTGAGGAAAGCTATCTGCGTGTTTGCGTTGTAATCTATATTCTCTCGCAGACATACTTCCGTATTTCTTTTCGCCTTCTTCCTCTTCAACGCCATCAATAGGGTAAACACTGTAAAAGATTCGTTTACCGCTACTTGCGATATTTTCTTTCCACTCATCTGCAAATTCTTGTTTTGGCTTACCAGATATTTTTACACGTTTATACACATTATCAATAACCGATTGGTTTGGATAATGTGCTACAAGTGCTTTAGGTAAGATTGCATGTGCTGTATCAAATGATACTTTAGATTGTTTAAGACTTGTAAATAGATTATCAAAATTAGTATCAACGTTCGCTCTTGAGCGATCCATCTCTTTTAATTCTGCTTTCCATTTATCAAATATTAAAGAAGCTTTCTTTTCATCATTACTCATCTTGAACCTCTACGGTATCGACTGCTTTAGTCTTCAGATTTGTAATTTCAATTTTTGCTGAGTTGTTCTCTTTGTCAATGAATAGTAAGCGTATTTCGTACTCGTTATTCACTATAAATGGCTTCTTTTTACCTAACCACCAAGTGAGACTGTCTTTTAACTTACCATCATAAGATGGATTGGCTTCTGCCATAATACTCTCCTAAAAAACGTTTAAGATCAAAATTCTTATTAATATTATACGGATCAAATATATCGGACCCTTTAAGTATAATACTAGGATGCGAGCAATCATAACTAATAAATTTACAATCGTTCAAAATCCTACACCGATCGTTATACAATCGTTAAATGATCTGTTAAGTTATGAAGATAAAGCTATCAAATATCAATTGCGTCGCATGGATCATAACCCATTTCAAAAGAATTCAGGTTACTATAAGAAGTTACAAAAAGAAGCTCAAGGCAATCTATTAAAACCCATGGGTAAACATGTTGCCTTTAATTCTGGTTTAGCCTATTTACTTAATAATATAAAAGATATAGAGATAGAAGATAAAAGAATAGATACAGGTTCTAAGACAACTTATCCTTGGAAAAAGAAACCTTTTGCTCTAAGACCTTATCAACAAGAAGCTGTAGACTTATGTTCTGCTAACTGGAGAGGAGTTGTTAACTTCGCTACAGGAATGGGTAAGACGCTTACTGCACTCTATTTAATTAAAGAGTTAAAAAGAAAAACTCTTATCATAGTTCCTTCTGATTCTATTGCTAAACAATTCTATAAAGAACTGTGTGAAGCCTTTGGTGAAGATCAAGTTGGCTTCTACGGTGGTGGCAAGAAGAAGATTAAGAACATCACTGTAGGTATTGCTGCTAGTGTTATTAAAGCGACAGAAGAGTTTGCTAAGGCAGATTTGGGTTGTATCATCTTCGACGAAGTACATCATATTGCTGCAAATACGTTTTTTGATATTGCTGTTGCCCTTGGAGATGTTGGAAGAATTTACGGACTCACAGCGACTGACTATAGATCTGATGGCAAAGACATTATGATCAATGCTGGATGTGGGGATGTTTTATTAAGAAGAGATATTAAATGGGGAATAGCTAATGGATTTTTAGCTCAACCTAAATTTATAGTGAAGAGTGTAGCGACTTCAGGCACCGATTATAAGAACGACAAAATGAAAGCATATAAAGAACATGTTCTAAACGACACTGCTATGAAAGCACAAATCGTCGCAGACATTCAAACTTACATTGCTGCTGGTAAATCTGTGCTTTGTTTGGTTGGAGAAGTTGTTCATGGAGAGGAGCTCTCTAAACTGTTAGGATTACCTTTCGCACAAGGCACTGACAAACAGTCACAATCTTATGTAGATCAGCTTAATGCAGGTTCTATAACCGGTCTGATAGGTACTGGTGGTAAGATCGGGGAAGGATGTGATACGAAGAATGTAGATGTTCTTATTATGGCTCATTTCCCAGGATCTAAAGGAATAGTTGTTCAATCTTTAGGAAGAGCACTTAGAAAACAGGGAACTAAAACTCATGCTATTATTATAGACTATATTCCTCAGGGATCTACTATGCTTACAAGACATGCAAAGAGTAGAATAGACTGGTACTTAGACATAACCAAAGACGTTGACGTGGTATAATATATTCAATCAACCAAAGGAGATCTTATGAGATAGATGACTAAGCCACCATAAATTCACCATAATTCAATTATGCTTTCGCAAAACAATTATTATGGAGAATATCAAATGAACGAAAAATTACTAGAACTTAAGAAAGAATTAAAACAAGAAGCATCTGAAATCAGAGCAATGAAAGCCTCACGCTGTGCAGCTAACTCCGGTTACGTACATGGTTTACATTGGGCTCAACTGGAATACAGATATAAGCATATAGCTTACTGTATGGCTCGCGGTCGTACTTATGAACAAATAGAAGGTAAAGTCCACGATTGTAATAAGATATCTGAATACAAGATGGATCAGATCTTAACAACTGTTGCAAATCTTGTAGCTGAAGGTATATAATGAAAATGTATATCTTAATAAGAGATGATCTATCTAAGAGTCAACAAGCAGTTCAGGGCGGTCACGCCCTAGCTGCCTTTATGTTGAGTTATCCAGATCTAGCTCAAGAGTGGGGCAATCATACAATTGTGTATCTTAAAACAAATTTTGAAATGTTGACGATGGCACAAAAGACCTTCCCCCTTGCTGATATAAATATTGCTTCTTTTTATGAACCCGATATTGGAAGTCAACTTACAGCTTTTGCAGCCTATGGTCCAGATTGCTCTGAGTACTTTAAAGATTTCAGATTGTTGTAAAATAAAGATATGCTCCATACGTCTAATTGGTTATAGACAGCAGCTTCTAAACCTGCCATAGAGGGTTCGAATCCCTCATGGAGCACCATCTTTTCAACTACTTACGAACTAAATATAAAATTACAATCAACAATACTAAATAAATCATTCAAATCACCTCCTCTATAGATCTCTTATTAACTTGAAACCTAAATCTTTGATATAATATAGCCATAGGAGATACTTATGGCTAACATTAAAAAGTTCCCCCGTGGCGATAAAACTAAACTTTCAGCTAACTTCTTAGTCGCAGAGTTTGAATGCTCATGCGGTCAATGCCCAGAAACTCTAATCAATCTAGATCACGTTGCTAAACTACAGAAATTACGTGAAGACCTAGGTGCCTCAATTACTATTAACTCTGCTTACAGATGTCCAGCTCACAATGCTGCAGTTGGTGGAGAAAAGAACTCTATGCACATGAAAGGTCATGCGACGGATATCGTTGTGAAAGGAATGACTCCTTTAGAAGTTCAAGATGCTTGTGAAAGCTTTGATGGCTTAGGAAGATATGATACTTTTACTCACATTGACTCTAGAGGGTATAAAGCTAGATGGGACTTTAGGAAGAAACCTGGAGTTAAACCTGCAGATGTAAGTATTTCCGATAAGGATCTTTAAGTGAATGGCATACTGCCAGGACTAGAAATACATATGATAGTTATTACCCCTTACGAACTCATCCCCAATATTACAGCTAATAAAAAGTATGTCATAGAAGATATTCGTGGAAACATGATTAAGATCAGAAATGATATTGAAGAGCTTACTTGGCATGTAGGAATAGAATTTATTGAGGCAGATGTTTACTTTACAATTTGCTTACTTCAGACTTTTAACAGGATGTTGAGTCTAAGTAGCAACCCACTTTACTCACTAGATAAATAACCTACTTCTTTTTCTGACGAACTAGGTAAAATACAACCACCCCAAAACCTTACAGATCTGTACTAGAATAGAATAGTAGAGATAATTATATTAGTAGAATCAGAACATGATTCTAAAAATTTTAAACGACAAGCACCCATCATTAAGAAGAGTATGTAATAGAGTGGAAGAACCCTCTAAACATACAGCATTTGCAATGAGTATGTTAACTACTATGAATGCTCATAAAGCAGTCGGTCTCGCTGCGAACCAGGTCGGAAAAAGTTTACGAATTATTTGTATTAATACTCTAGAATTTTCTGGGATTATGTTTAATCCTGAAATCTTAGAATCTAACTCCGAAACTTTACCCTTCCCTGAAGGTTGTCTCTCTGTGAAAGGTGTTACCCACAATACTAACACTAGAGCTAAAACAATTAAAGTAAGATGGCAAGATAAAAATAAAACGTATAATGAGAAAGAGTTTACTGATTTAACTGCTGTTGTTATTCAACATGAGATAGATCATCTTTTCGGAATAATTTTTACTGACTATAAAAAAGAGGAAGATAGTGGGACTGAAACTTGATATAACTAATAAAAAATTTGGTAAACTGATTGCACTTTCTGAAGTAAAAGAAAGAAGTAAAACTGGTGCTGTGAAATGGTATTTTCAATGTTCTTGTGGTAATAAAAGTATACATGAAGCATCTAGAGTTAAGACTGGTCAAATAGTTTCTTGTGGTTGTGCTAGAAAAACAAAAGACATAAAAGAATCTTTGTTAAAGACATTATTTACAGATTATAAAGCTGGAGCAAGAGATAGAGATCATACATTTGAATTATCTTTTGAAGAATTTAAAAATTTAACACAAGGTAATTGCTATTACTGTGGTATTGAACCACAATTAAGAACAAGAAAATTTACAGCTTATGCCAATGGGGTAGATAGAATTGATTCTAGTAAAGGATATTCTCTAACTAATACTAGATCATGTTGCTCTATTTGTAATATGGCAAAAAGTAATTTAACTGATTTAGAGTTTGAAGAATGGCTATTAAGATTAGTAAAATATAGAAATGGAGATACTTTATGATTAACCCAGAAAACAAATGTGCTCATCTCTTTGACCCATCTCTCAAAAAATTAGAAAACCCCGTGGTTGATATGTTTGAGATGCAAGCTTCTTTACAAAGACGACTTGCCAGTACAGGTAGAGCATTAGATTATGATAATGCTACTCACAAAGAAAAAGTAGATGATATCTCTAAACAATGGAGAAACATCTCCTTAGAATTTGCTGAGCTATTAGAGCGTCTTCCCTTTAAAGAATGGAAAACATATTCTCCTGAAGTTCTAGCTGGATTCAAAGATGATGCTGATAAATTAGAGACCTATTATGAATATATTGACATGTTCCACTTCTTTATGAATATCGGACTTGCTCTTGGTATTGATGGTGAAACTTTTGAAAAACTATACATCTCTAAAAATAAAGAGAATTTTGATAGACAAGCAAGAGGATACTAATGAAAAGGGAACACATACAGATGGGCGCACAAGCTTTAACTGATTATCTAAATTATATAGGTATTAATGTTAGCGGTTATCATGAACAACATGATTATCAAGAGCGTACAAGTATGAGTTTTACTCAGCCCACTAATTATATTAAGGGTGTAGTTACATCTACTTTTGAATGTATCTGTAAAGAAGAAGCATATATTTATGTTTCTAAGTTTGCTCAACTTCAAGAGATTATAGTGAACCCTGTAGTTAATAGAGATGCTTTGTATGGTGGATGCTTTCAAGCAGATGGACAGCCAGTTGAAAGTGTATTTGCAGAAGAAAAGTACTTTAGGTTTCAACTCGTAATTAGAGCTTATGGACTAGATGAGCTAGATAAATTCATTGTTAAGTTGAAAAAAGACACAGAACCTTTAAGATATAAGCGTTTTAATGAAGAAATGGACAAACAAATCGCAGAAGAACTCTCTAAAGACACTTAAGTATAATAATGTCCTATGGACATACAAAACTTATTTTCGACCAACATTAGAATTAATAACCTTAGTGCTCTCGATGATCTGGCTGTTTGGCCAGCAAACATTGAGATCACTATCTGTCGCATTCCAATTCGCAAGCGTGACGGCTATTCAATTGAACATGTTCAAAAACTAGCAAAGAAACTTAAGACAAATACAGTTAAAAATGGAGTTGTCTTTATCATTTGTTATGCCCCCAATGAAGACAAAGCTCGTCCATTTGAAATTGCCAAGACCTTCACAGAAGAAGGCTTTACTCATATTGATAACATCATTATTGAGAAGAGTTGGCTTCCTGGGAAAAGAAGTGAATCTAATCTTGTTAACTCCCATGAATATGTCCTGCATTTTTGTAATGGCAAAATCTGGAAACTAGATAGACTCCCTATACAAGAATACCTTAAATTATCAGAAGATACCTCATGTCCAGGAAACCTTTGGAAGGTAGAAACTGGTTCATTAGAAGAGGCGTATCCTTTAGATTTGGCAGAATTATTAATTAGAATGACGGATGTTCTCCCCGGCTCGATGATATTTGATCCGTATATGGGGACTTCAGCCTCACTGCAGGCATCTCTAAGGCTAGGACATACCTTTTATGGCTTTGAGACTAATATCAGTAAAATGAAAAGGTATAAGAAAGTATTAGAAGAACATAATAAGAAGGAAGAATAATGAGTCTATACGAAAAAAGTAAATCTAAAGATATTATCCACGATGATGAACAACTTTCAAAAATCGTAGGTGAAACTCTTTCTAAGATGGCTGCGATCGTCGGATCTACAATGGGTCCAGGTGGACGTACCGTTCTTATTGAAAGAGAAGGTATGGCACCACTAGCTACAAAAGATGGCGTTACTGTTGCAAAGTCCTTAGGTCTTGATAAAGCTGAATACAACATCGTTGTTGAAGCTGCTAAAGAAATCTGTCTTAATACAGCGAAGGATGCTGGAGATGGAACAACAACAGCAATCGTTCTTGCTGATGCAATTACGAAACATGGACATGAATTTGTTAAGGGTAATAAGAAATATAACCCACAACGAATCATTAATGAATTAGAGGACTGCTATGACGAAGTTATTGTTCCTTACATTAGAAAACAAGCTAAAGATGCTTCAACTGAAGCAAAACTTATTGATGTTGCTACAATCTCAGCTAACGGTGATAAGCGTATTGCTAAAGCTGTAGTTGAAGCAGTAATGGCTGCTGGAGACGATGGTACAGTTCTTATCGAAGAAGCTCAAGGCGACGAGATGAGAGTTGAAACAATCTCTGGATATATCATCACGGCTGGTCTTAAAGAATTAGGTCAACTAGGACCTATGTTCATGAATGATAAAGCTAATCAACAATCTAAGATGGAAAACGGTCATGTGTTCTTATATGATGGTAGTATTAATGATGCTAAAGTATTAGGATACTTAGAGAGTGCTCTTCAAGAAGATGAATTTGGAAACCAATCTTACGACGGTTCTCCTGTTATCATTATTGCCCATGAGTTCTCAGACACTGCTATGGACATTCTTGC